TAAGAATAATTTTAATCTAATTTCTAAGTTTGGGTTTGATTGTACATTGATATCAGAAGAACCATATGATTATACAATAGCTAATAATCATCCTTTATACAGTTATGGTAGCCTGATACATAAATTGAAGTGTATAGACATAGCAATTAAAGATTTCGGTGAAATAATATTTGTAGATTGGGATTGTAGAAAAATAAAAGAATTAGATGACAATTTTTATAAACTACTATCTAATGGATTTGAATTAAAAGTTCCTTTATACGCATATCCAAAATATGCGTTAGATTGGTTAATTGAAAGTAGTAAAAACGAAAACACAAACCCATTTTTTTGTAAGTTAAAAGAATTCGTTATGGAATATTCTTATCAATTAAATGAAAATTTTATTATACCAAACACTGGTTTTATATATTGTAGGGATAGTAAAATAACAGAAAGACTTTTTGAAATAGCGAAAGAATATAAATTAGAAACAGTTCCTGATGAATTTGCTGTTTTTCTGTACGCAAAAGAAAACAACATTAACTTAGATCGATACATATCACTATTGGAGCCATTAATTATCGGTGGTAAAGAACAAAATCATAAATGGTGGCAAGAAGAGGAAGAAAAGTTTAACCAGTACAAGGATAATTTAATAAATAAAGAAATATATTTTATACATAAGTAATGAAATTCATAAGAGCATATTGGGGTAATTTAGAAAATTTTGGTGGCAGACACAAGATAGAAATTAGACGCGCATCTAAAAATAAAAAATTAAATGAAGTTGTGTTTGTTTGGGGTAATGAAAATTGTGATTATTTGAAATCTTTAGGTTTTGATATCATTAAAATGTCGGATAAGTCTTCCGAATATGGTGAAGATTATTTTATAAACTCAGATACATTTTTGTTACATAAATTAGTTGCGGTTAGAGAGGGTTGTAAAAAATATGGTGAAGTGGTTTTTTTGGATTGGGATTGTAGACAAATAAAAGACATTGACGATAATTTTTATTTGAAACTAAGAGAACAGGATAACGAGATACAAATGCCGGCTTATTCTTTCCCCAAAAAATACAAATCATTATTGCAAACAATGTATAATCCAAAAGATATAAATTGGGATTACATTGACAGACAGTTAGAGTATCTTGAAAAATTTCACTATGAATGGGATGATTCATATGTTACTCCAAATGCGAGCTTTATATATTGCACAAATCCAAAGGTAATGGATGATTTAATAAAGATAAATGATGAATTGAAAATAGGTATTGTTTGTGATGAGATGACTTTCAATGAATATAGTAAAAAATTATGTAAGGATTTAGAGGGTTATATAAAAAGATTTGAGCCCTTAGTTTGCAATGCAAAAAGAGAGGATCATTTCAACCAAGGAAGATTGAATCAATACATCTCAAAATTCATAAAAAAAGATTTATATTTTATACATGAGTAAAGGAGTGATTTCAATATCAGTTAACGAAGAAATTTACTACCAATGGGTAGAAATTTTATTTAGAACTATTCGAATGTTCTCTAATATTGAATTGGCCTTAGTCTATGATAACAAAGAGTGGTTCAGCAAATATCATTTAAACGAAATGGTTAATCATCCAATTTATATAGAAAAAATTGAAGACCCATATTCTTTCCGACATCATTTGATTGATTATACCCCTTTTTTCAATACGATATTCATTGATGCAGACACAATAATCTTTAAGGATATAAGTGTCTTCTTTGATAAACAACCATTTTGTATTGATGGTTATTATGATGGTGAAAAAATGGTTGATTCAATTATAAACCCGTTCTTTGAAGACCCTGACACGTTGATGAAGAGACATAACTTAAAAAGATTGTATTCAAGTTATACTGGTTTTATGAGATTTGAAAAGACAGATTTCTATAAGCAATTATTCCATAGAGTTTTAAACAACGACTATTATAATGAAAAAGTGGTTGAAAGATATGGTAGAGGTATTATGCCCGAAGATTATTTATTCAATTTAACAATATCAGATATGGAGTTGGAATATTTTATGCCGATCAAGGTTTTTTATTCTTATGTTAATTGGGGGAATAGTTTGAATGCTCAACAAGATAATGTGGAGGATTTCTACGGTTTCACATTCCAAGGTAGTTCGATGTTACCCAATAGAACAATAAATCTGAAGAATAAAATATTTGATACTCTAACCAATATTGGATTTAATTCATATCCTTTGAGAGATGGTACTTATATGAATATAACAAAGAATAAATTAATATAATGAGATTGGTTTGGACATATAAGAGCAACCCTTTACATATAAAAGAAACTGAGAAGGATAAAACCATTATCAGAATCAATTATTATATATTATCAATATTGAAAGCCAAAGAATTTGGTTATAAAACCATAATTTATACTGATTCGTTTTCTGAAAAATATTTCAAAGATATTGTTGATGAAATGCACATAATTGAAGGTTATGATTATGAAATATTATGGGACGATTTCAAAATAGTTGCGATGGAAAGGGAAACGGATGATTATGCCCTTATTGATGGTGATATAATTTTACACAGCAAATTGCCGTTGTTAACTGAGGAATTATATGTTGACGCATTTGAATTCGGTTCTTGGAAAAATGATTATGAAAACACCGTTATAGAATTAACAAATTTAGGGATTAAAAATATTTTACCCGAATGGAGTAATAAAAAGTTACCTATTATGAATAACGGATTTTTACATATAAAAAATAAAAACTTTTTAGAAACATATATAGATAGATGGAAAAAATATGGTCAATTTGTGTCGGATAATAAAGATAAACTAACTGATAAAAATTCTGCTAGTTTTACTAGTCAATTACTTTTGTCTTTATTATGTGAAGTTTTCAACATAAAACCTATTAGTATGTCCGACGGATTTGCAAAAAAAGGAAAATACTATACACATTATGTTGGACACACAAAATTTATTACCCCATTAGTACCTGATAATTATTTGTTGGGATCGAATAATCAAAAATCGATGATATGAGATTAGTTTGGACATATAACAGTAACCCACCCACTATTAATGATGAGAGTAAAAAAATTCTTATGCTGAATTTTTATATCCTTTCAATATCAAGAGCAAAAAAATATGGGCATTACACGGTTATATATACCGATTTAGAATCTTCAAAACACTTTTATAATTTAGCAGACGAAGTGTACATTTTGAACCCATCTAATAAAACACTTTTATGGGATGGTTTTAAAATATCTGCTTTAGAGAACGAAAAAAACGATTTTGCGTTAATTGATGGTGACATTATATTAGAAACCAAATTACCTGAGTTAAATAATGAAATGTACATTGATGCTATAGAATATAATTCTTGGGAAGTGGAATATGCGTTGAATGTTGAGGAATTAACTAATTTGAAAATAAAAGATTTAATTCCCGAATGGGAAAATAAAAAAACACCAATTATTAATACAGGTTTTCTTTACATAAAGGATCGTGACTTCAGAATGCTTTATCTTGATAGATTTAAAAAATATGGTGATTTTATATATAAAAACAAAGAACATCTTTCAAATAAAAATAGGGCTTGTATGGGTGCTCAATATTTGTTAGGTCTTTTATGTGAAAAAAATAATATCACACCAACTTGTATGTCTGAAAAATTTTCAGAGAAAAATAACTATTATAAACACTATGTAGGGAATATTAAATACCAATCGCCTCCAGTTCCATCTACTCACATAATTCAATTTCAATCTAAAATTTTTATATAATGGAAAAGGTAATTTCTTTATTTTGTTTTTCTACTGATAAAATGGGGGGAGGAGTTATACATAAAAAAAGAGATGATTCATATTATAATCACGCACTCAATTTGATAAAAAAATTGAAAGAAGAAACAGATTTTGAAATATACCTTTTGACAGATAATCCAGAGATATTTGAAAGTTTCAATATCAATGTTTTTAAATATGAAAAAGATATACCATCTTATTCAGATAAATTAGAGATATGTAAAATAGCATTGGAAAAACACGATACAGTACTTTATTTGGATGTTGATTGTTTGATAGATTTTAATTTATATAAAACTCTTTCATTTGAACCAGGTTTCCATTATTTTTTTTGGTGGAGAATGGGTTGGATGTATTATGAACATATGCCAAAAGATAATTACTTCAAAAAATTAGAGGATTATTGTAGAAAAAATAATTATGAAATTGATAAAGCTACACCAATACACGAATCTATTTTTCTGATTAGAAAATCGGAATATATGGATGAATTTTTCGATTTCTATGATAAACTTAAAGACCTTGCAATTGAAAATGATATGGAATACGGAAACGTTCCAACTGGAAGAGCTGAAGGTTTATTAATGAGCATTGCTTTAATGAATACGAGATTTAATAACAATAGAGATAGCTTACAGATGAGATTAATTGGACACACATTTTATAGTGATAAGGACCCCGAAATGAAACACCTTAGACCTCGATTTAATAATATAGATGATATGTTAAAAAAAACAATTATATAAATGAAACTAATTTGGACATATGATAGCAAAGTTAATTTACAAAACCCAAGTAAAGAGAAACAAACCATATTAATTAATTATTATATATTATCAATTACTGAGGCAAAAAAATTTGGTTATCATACTATAATCTATGTTGATATCAATTCTGTAAAATATTTTGAGAACATCGCAGATGAGATAATCGTAACTGAAGGTTATTTGAATTCACCTTTATGGGATCATTTTAAAATTAAAGTTCTCTCAGAAAGAAATGATGATTTTTGTTTAATAGATGGCGATTTAATAATCCACAAAAAATTACCACAATTAGATTCTGACGTTGTTTTCGACTCATTTGAACATCTCAACTGGTCAAAGGAATATAAACCTACAATCGACACAATTACTAAGATAAACACACCTGACATAGTTTTTGATTCGTTTGAATATGTTACTTGGAATGGACAATATAAAAAAACAGTTAAAAATCTGACTGAGATGAGGATAAAAGATTTGATACCAGAATGGTCGGGTGAAAGAATACCGGTGATGAATATTGGCCTTTTATATATAAAAAACGAAAAATTTAAGGATTTGTATGTTGAAAAATGGAAGAAATATGAATCTTTCATAAAAGAACACATCGCGGAAATAGACCCATTTTATGCTACAATGGTTGGCGCTCAATATCTTTTAACTTTGATAGGGAACCACTATGGGTTCACAACTTCCCATTTATGTCACGAATTAGGTAAAAAGGGTGATTTTTATCATCATTATTGTGGTCCTCAGAAGTATAAGAATCCAGTTGTCCCAACCGACTATATTTTGAAAAACGCTTCCAAAAAAGAATTATTTTAGTTATATTTATATAAAAACAGGTTAAATATCATGAAAGGAACTTTTTTTTCTGCGGATTTTGTAATTGATAAAAATGAGAATTTAAGATTAATTGAGATAAATACTGATACCGGTGCTGTAGAATCGCAAATGTCATCCTTTGACTGGAGCGACTTCATAGGAGTACTCAGCGGTTCAAATATTACGGAATTGGACGTTCTATATAAAATAGAACTTCAACAACCTATAATCAACCATTTATCCCAATCTTTAATTGATTCAGCTTCTTTCATTACGACATTTAACCCTATAGTAGTTCCTGAGAGTTCAATTTTTCCAACTTCACCAGATGATGCTCCGAATAAGTTCATATTGAGAATGGCATATGATGAAACAGCTATTTTAGATTCTGAATATGCAAAAGGAACATTGAATACGTTAAAGTTATTTGCTGATAATTCAGATAGTAATTCAGTTACAGCATTCTATCATTCATCCTCTCTTTATGGTAATTACAATACTTTAGACACAACCATTTTCAATGGTGATGTTTTACCTGATGTTGTTACTAAAACGGTTTTGGAATTACACCAGCCACATCAATTTTATAAGATAGGTAATTCAATTTCAGGCTCATTAGATAGATATAATGAATTTATAAACACAGTTGCAACGCCTGATACAATGATTGAACAATACCATATCGATCAGTCACAGATAACAAACAATACAGTTAACAGTATTCGTAGCTTCCAAATTGTTTACAACGTAACAGGAGCTGCTGATAGTGTAGATAGTGGTAGCGAAACAGCAACCTCTATTGATGACAGTGGTTTACAACTTTGTTATGTTTCTCAATATCAAATTGATTCTTTATTCACACTACCAACATCCATAAATTATGATGATAGTGTTATAAATAATTTAATCGATTCCAAGCATTATTATGAATTTGCAACAAACCACATTAAGAATAGTGCACACGGTATATTAGATAATGAATACATACTTGATATAAGTGGTAATTCAATTTCTGTTACTAACTTAGTAATTGGTGATGAATACCAATCTTATCATATTGAAGGTATTCCTGAAACAGATAATTACGATTTATTAGATACATACTTCTTCACAGGTAACACATTACCATCCGGTTCATTCCAAACTGGTTCAACTTGTGTAGCTTTATATACTAATCAATCATATGCAAATGACGGAACTTATATCACATTTGCTGACGGTAGCGACATTGAAGTTGGTGGAGAAACGCAAATGTTAGTTTACAACCCAACCACAGATGAAACAAGATTTGTGAGAGCATTAGATTTGGAATTAGGTTACTCAGTATTAGGAGAAAGTAGTTTCTCAAATCAAATTACATCAATTGATGTTTTAATTTATGATGACCAACAAACATATTACATTCCAAGTATGGACCCATACGATAACTTCATTTTGGAGAGTGGTAATTTTATGTCATTTTTCATCACTCACAACTTAGGAACTTGTTTTGTTGCGGGAACTAAAGTAACATTGGAAGGTGGTTCAACAAAAAATATAGAAGAAATTGAGGAAGGTGATGAAGTTCTTTCTTACAATGAAAATACATTAATGATAGAACCAAAAAAAGTGATCGGATTGAATTCACCTGTACATAATGATTTGGTGACGTATACATTCTCAAATGATACACAATTAACTTGTACTTTCGACCATCCTATCTATGTGAATGGTTTAGGTTTAGCATCATTTATACCTGAATGGACAAATAATAGATACAAAATCGACAAGGATGTTAAGAAAATCCAATTAGGTGATTTAGTAAGATTAGCAACTGGCGGTCAAACAGCAATTAAAGAAATTAGAGTGTTAAAACCAGAAGATACACAAACATATATCATAACGGTTCAAGATAACCATAACTTTTTTGCTAATAATATATTAGTACATAATAAATAATTTTTAAAATGGCAGCACCTAGTAAACCGGTATATAAAACAATATCATTAGCTGATTCTAAAAATAGAACGCTAACACCACTTACCGACCCACAAAAAACTCAAGTAAAAACAATCGTTACGAATTTTATCAAATATATGGTAAACAAACATTCATAATGTATGATTTTTTATAATGATGTTTTATTAGATAAAGAAGAATGTGAATTTATTTTAAATTCTAATTTAGAGTGGTATGAATCAGGGTTCACAATCAAAATTGGAGACACCTATACTCAAAAAAATGTTGTTGATAATAGAAAAAGAAAATCTATACAATCTGATTTTCATTTAGAAAAAGGGTCTCATTTATTCGATAAATTCAATAATCTATTTAATAAGTTAGGTTATGTTTTGAAAAAAGATAAAATCAATTGTACTATTATAAAATACACTGAAGGTTGTTTCATTTACAAACATAAAGATGATTATGATAGTAGATTATTTACTTGTGCAGTGCAATTGAATGATTCTAAAGACTATATCGGTGGCGATTACAAATATTGGATTGACGATAAAGAATATATTATGAATAGGAAACAAGGGACTTGTATGATTTATTCTCCTGAAACAGACCACAAAGTTGAGGTTATTGAAAGGGGAGAAAGAAATTCATTTATTATATTTTTACATTCCACAGATATTATCACATCTAAGCCCTCATTAATATAATGGTCGATTTAAAAAATTACATATGTTTAGTTCCTTTTCAACATCTTCAAATACACGAAAAGGAAAATTGGGTTTGTTGTCCGCATTGGTTAACTAAAGAAATCCCAAATAAAGAAACATTAAATCAAACTTGGAATTCCAAAGAAATTATAGACATAAGAAAATCAGTAATTGATGGTTCTTATCGTTATTGCGATAGAAAATCTTGCCCTTATTTAGCTGAATTAGTTAATTTGAATGGTGGTTATATTGGACCAATTATCCATAAAAAAGATTTACCGGCCAACATAAAGAAATATTACGACTCTCAAGAAGGTGAAATGCAAGAAGGTCCAACTAATGTACAACTAAATTTCGATCCAAGCTGCAATTATAAATGTCCATCTTGTAGAAGTGAATTATTTGTTTCGGATAAAAAGGAAATACCGAGATTCAGAGATAAAATAATTGAAGTTGAAAACATTTTTGCAGATTCAATTGAGATGTTATATTCCTCAACAACTGGTGACCCATTTTTTTCTAAACCAATTAGAGAATACTTTCAAAATTTTAATCCAAAAAAATATCCTAAGTTAAGGTACATTCATTTACATACGAATGCAAGTTTATGGAATGAAAAGATGTGGAATACTATGCCTAACATACACAAATATGTTAAGACCTGTGAAATAAGTATAGATGCTGCGACCAAAGATACTTATGAAAATCATACGAGAATTGGTGGTAATTGGGATAATCTCATCAATAATTTGAAGTTTATTTCTACAATAAAATCACTAAAAAGTGTGAAATGTTCATTTGTTGTGCAATCGTCTAATTATAAAGAAATGAGTTCATTCGTTGATTTGGTTAAAGACATTTTCAAAGACAAGGGTAAAGTGTTTTTTTGTAGATTACAAGATTGGAATTCTTATTCGCCAGCTCAATTTATGTTAAATAAAATCCACGATATTTCTCACCCTGAACACTTGAATTTTATCGAAGAATTTAATAAAATATGTTTCGATAGATATGTATTCCATAATTTACACGAGTACATAAAAATGAATAAAAAAATATTTTAATAATATGGTCATAATTAAAGAAAACGCATTCAATGAAGATGGGTTATTCGAAATGGATAATATAGTAGAAAATTTTACTGTAAATGAAAAAAGAGGAGTTGTTGTTATAACCAATGAAAATAAAAGTTATTTCAATGAATATAATGCCCAATTCGTCGAATTAAATGATAATTTCAAACAACACATCATAAACGTAATTGATGAAATGCTACCTAATAATAAAGGTATCAAAATTGATTATTGTAGAGTTAATGTAGTAACTGTAGGAACTAATGAAAGCGATCCCTTCCACACAGATATTGGGCACGATGCTATTTTACTAATATATCCTAATGAAGATTTTATTGGCGGTGATTTAGAGTGGATAGATAATAATAAAATCAATTCACTCAAACCAAAAAGAAATATGTGTGCATTGATTGTTGATAATTCACCACATAGAGTTATAAAAGTAAAAGAAGGTGTTAGATATTGTATAGCCGTATTTTGTAAAACTAATAGAGGTGAGAAGAAAAAATCCTTAATGTAATGATTATTCAAGAAAATAACGTCTTCACAAATGATGAGCTTTCCTATTTCAAAAACATTATAGATAATTTTATTGTTGATGAATCCCCTATATTTTTAAAGTTTATTAAAAGAAACGATTATTTCAAACAAAAAATAACATTGAATACAAATATTGAAAATAGAATAAAAACCATAATAAAAAAACATATCAGTAAAGAAGTTATTATAGATACTGTATGGTTAAATATGGTAGACAATAACAGTAATAAGAATGATGATTACCATAGAGATTCTACTAATATGTCTTTTGTTATATATCCTCTGAAAAGTTTTGAAGGTGGTGAATTAGAATGTGTTATAAATAACGAAGTTAAAAATTTTGAAGTCGAAGAGAATTCAATTGTTATAATGTTACATAATATTGAACATAGAGTTAAACCTGTTATTGATGGTGTGAGATGGTCTATTGCGGTATTTTGTAATTACGATTTGAAAACAAAAATTTTGATATGATACAAATATTATCCGATATTATGAGAGATGATGAATGTTCGGAATTCATAGATTTTTATTATGCTAATATTGATAAAAAAATAAATATCAATTCTGATAATGTATATCATTTTGATGGTGTTAATTTGATGGATAATATTAATGACTTCAAATTCTTAAAAAGAATTGGTTTATTAAAAATTGATATCGATCGAATAAGAGTTCAACACGTAAATAAAGACACTAATATCCTTGAAAAGTTTCATCAAGATAAAGAACCATATACTTTTATTATTTTCTTAAATGAAAATTTTGATGGAGGCGAATTAATATATGAGAACATAACTGTGAAGCCTAAAAAAAAACAATTATTATACACAACAGGTAATGAATGGCATTATGTTAAAAAGGTGAATAGTGGTGAAAGATTCACTTTAGTTTGTTTTTTGAGGAAAGATTTCAATTTTAAAAAAATACAAAATTTGATATGATAGATTTGAAGAATTATATATGTGCTTTACCTTTTACAAATATACAACTTCATAAGAATGAGAGTTATATGTGTTGTCCAAGCTGGCTTTTAAAAGCATTACCTAATGATGTACCATTGAAAGATGTTTGGAATTCAAATGAAGCTAAAGACATAAGAAAGAGTATTATTGACGGCGATTACAAATATTGTGATAAAAGTGAATGTCCACACTTATCACAATTGGTTAATTTCGGAGAAAACGGTGATTTAGGGCCGATAGCACCTAAACCTTTGGCTCAAGAAATTTTAAAGGATTACGATTATGATACTGGTGAAATGAGCACAACACCTCAATGGGTTAATTTTTCATTTGACCGATCTTGCAATTATAAATGTCCATCTTGTAGAATTGGGTTGATTGTGGCCGATAGTAAAGAGATAAAAGAAATTACATCTACTATTGAAGAAATAGAAGAATTCTATGCTAATAATATCAAAATCTTATACATAACAGGAACAGGAGACCCTTTTGCGTCAGTAAGTTTTAGAAATTTCCTTAGAAACTTTGACCCGAAGAAATATCCAAAATTAGAACAAATACATTTACATACTAACGCTTCACTATGGACCAAAGAAATGTGGGATAGTATGCCTAATATACATAGATACGTTAAGACTTGTGAGATAAGTATAGACGCCGGTACCAAAGAAACTTATGAAAATTTAACAAGGGTAGGAGGTAAATGGGAAACACTAATTGAAAACCTGAAATTCATTAATACAATACCAAGATTAAAAAACATTAAAACTTCATTTGTTGTTCAATCACACAATTACAAAGAGATGAAGATTTTTCTTGATTTAATGAAGAGTATTTTCAATAAAAAAGCATATGTGTATTTTGGTAAAATACTAAATTGGGGCCACTTGAGCGAAGGTGAATATATGTTATTAAAAGTATGGGATAAATCACATCCAGAATATTCTGAATTTTTGAAAGAACTCAATAAAATATGGAAAGAACCTCAACAATTTCATAATTTACACGAGTTTATTAATGTAAAAAAAACCATAGTTTAAGTTTGATTTTTTAATATATTTTCATTATATTTTAGACAATGAAAATATTAGCACACGTTCCGTTTATTGGTAAAACAGGATATTCAAATCATTGCAAAGATTTCTTTTGCGCACTTAATAAATACCATACAGTTAAAGTAAGGAATTTAACCATTGGTGATAGTTGGAAAGGTATGAATAATACCCCACACGATGGTGAACCCTACATTACAGATGAAATGAAGGATATGTTAATCCTTCAAACATTATATAATGCCGATCGTAGTAGAACTGACCACCCAATGTATGGTTACGATGGTAGTTTCAAACCTGACGTTAATATAGTTCTTGCAGAGATGAACAATGTTTATTTCTATGACGATTACGTTGGTTATAATATCGCATATAACGTTTGGGAAACAGACATTTATCCTGATGATTTTTTAAAGAGATTATATTACTTTGATGAAGTATGGTTACCATCTCAATGGCAGGTTGATAATTTAATTAAACAAGGATATCCTGCTGAAAAAATATTTTTAGTTCCTGAAGGTGTTGACGTTGAAAGATTCAAACCGATTTTGGAAACACCTAAGAAAAATAAATTTAGGTTTTTACATTTTGGTAGATGGGATTACAGAAAAGGTACCACAGAAATTCTTAAAACATTTGGCGAGACTTTCAAAGGAAGAGATGATGTTGAATTGATTGCGTCAGTTGAAAATCCTTATCCATTTGATGGAATGAAAACAACTGAAGAAAGAGTAAAATTCCACGGTATCGATGATACAAACATAAAGTTTATCAAATATACAAGTGGTCCTGATTACATAAAGTATCTTCAAGAAGGAGATGTGTTTGTTACCTGTGCTCGTAGTGAAGGATGGAATCTACCATTAATTGAAGCGATGTCTTGTGGAACACCATCAATATATTCAAATTGGAGTGGTCAATTAGAATTTGCTGCAGGTAAAGGTATACCTGTTGAAATACAAGGTTTAATTCCTGCAAATAAAGAGCATAAAGATTTTACTGGCCATTATTGTGAGCCTGATTGGGATGACTTAAGTCAAAAAATGTTACACGTTTCCAATCATCATTTAGCTTATAAAGTTTTAGCGATGGCCGAAGCAAAAGAAATTCACGATAATTTCAATTGGGATAAAATAGCAAGAGGCGCTTGTGAAATATTAGAAAGAAAGAACAAACCTTTTGCGTTTGTTACCACTGGTAATATTGGTTATATGCCTGTGATTGAAAAATTAGTACAATCATTATTAGAATTTTCCAATCAAAAAATATTAGTTTATGGTATAGATTGTGATGTTCCGTTTGATTATCCAAATGTTTTAAAAAGAAGAATAGATACTGTAAAGTATTCTAAGTATGATAAATGGTATTGGAAACAGATGGCTTGTTTAGAATCAATTAATGAAGATTTCGATAACTTGATTTGGATCGACGGAGATGTGGTTGTTAATCATAACATAGATAAAGTAAGAGAATACTTCGATTCAATTGAAAATTATCCATTATCCGATATACACGTTCAAGATGAATTTTTTGGAATTAATGACTATGGTGTATCTCAACTCTTCAATGCCGAATTAGCTAATGAATGGAATATCAATAAAGTTAATCCATATATGCACATTTGTTTTTTTGCATATAATAAAAAATGTGGATGGTGGTTTGAAGAAATCATCAAACATTATGTTGATGTTATAACAAACAAAGGTGAAGAAGAATATCAAAGATTATATTGGTGGAATGATGAAGGTATTGATAATGCGATGAGATGGAAATATGGTTATAACAAACATTTACCATTATCAAATTTTGACACATCATCATTCGATGGTGACGAAGGATTTATGGATAGAACATTAGAAGAATTTTATAGATTTTGGAATGAAGAAGGACCACAAAATTTTAATAGAGTTTATGGCTACCAATATATCCCTAAAGACAAATCAAAAATTATTTATTTCCACGGAAACAAAAATGCTGAGATATCTGATAAAATGGTGGAGTTTCTTAAAATGAAAAGAGATAAATCATTCTACCAATCAGAACAATTTTATACAAGTGTTTATAAATTAGAAAACCTTGGTGATATAAAAGGTGTACAAGGTGGAACACTTGAAATCGCTAGACAATATGGATGGGCACGTGCAATCTATCACGAAATTTATAACCTATTAGATTATTATAAACATCCAAATAGAGAAAGAGCAATCTTTCCAGGTGATGTTGTTGTTGACTTGGGTGGTAATATTGGAATTTTTAATAGATGGGCCTATAGTCAAGGCGCTAGTAAAGTTATTTCCTTTGAACCTGATAGAAGATATTTTAAACTATTATCATTGAATGCCGATCCACGTTCAGTATTATTTAATGCAGCTGCAGCACACGAAATAGGTGAACTTGAATTATATGAAAGCTCACACTTAGGCGGTTCCACTATTATGGGAACTGGTGGGGGTAGTTACACAGTAAGAACTTATACTCTTAATTATCTATTTGAAACAGGTTTAATTACTAAAATAGATTATTTAAAAGTTGATATCGAAGGAGCGGAACACGCAGCATTTACAGGTATAAGTGACAAAAACTTAATGAAGGTTAGAAACATTGGTATGGAATATCATAATGGTCATTTCAATAAGAATGACGATTTAAGAAATTCATTCGTTGAAAGATTAGTTAAATTAGGTTTCCAACCATACACATTATACTTAGGTAATGATAACGAATTACAAATGTTATATTTCAAAAGATGAGTAATTTAAACGAAATAGCAAAAAAATATGGAACTGATAAGAGTTCTGAAGTACATAATTATTGTGACAAATATGCAAAGTACATTAATGGATTCGAAAGATATAGTGAATTCAAATTTTTAGAGATTGGTGTATTAGATGGTGATTCATTAAAGACTTGGAAAGAATATTTTTATAGAGCACAAATAACAGGTATAGATATTAATCCCGATTGCGCTCAATATGCTCAAGATGGTATTAATGTTGAAATTGGTGACCAAACCGATCCTGAATTTTTAAAAAGAGTAGTTGAGAAGCACGGACCATTTGATTTGATAATAGATGATGGTTCACACATAAATGAACACGTAATTTTTTCATTCAAAGAATTATTTCCAACCCTTAAAGAGAAAGGCACTTACATCGTTGAAGATTGTGGAACATCGTATTGGGATAATTACGGTGGTGGAAGATATAAACCTGGTTCAACTATTGAATATTTCAAAGGTCTTGCCGATGAAGTAAATTTTTTCGGTGAATATCAAGAGAACGAAGAGTTTGGAATTCATTGGAGAAGAGAGGATGGTTTAATTCCTCAATTTATAAGAAAAGGTTACGATTACATTGGAACTGGTATCGAATCCCTAAATTTTTTAAACGGTATAATCATAATAACTAAAAGATAAAAATGGCACATCCACAACAAAGAAGATTTTGCGAAAGCGTTAAAGCGAAATACCCACAGTATTTCAAAAATAAAAAAGTATTAGATATTGGTTCATTAGATGTCAATGGATGTAATAGAGATTTATTTGAAAATTGTAATTACATAGGAATTGACTTAGGTGAAGGAAAGAACGTTGATATCATTGCAGCAGGTAACACCTATGATGGCCCCGATAATTATTTTGATACTATTATATCAACTGAAGTATTTGAGCACGATATGTTTTATCCTCAAACGATTCAGAATGTAATGAGAATGTTAAAACCTGGTGGTTTATTTGTTTTTACTTGTGCAGCAACAGGAAGACCTGAACACGGAACAAGAAGAACTGATTTACATTCTGCTCCATTATTAAGTGGAGTATCAGATGAATGGGCTGACTATTATAAGAATTTAGAAAAGGAAGATATTGAGGTAATCAATGGGTTCAAAGATAATTTCATAGATGGTAAATTTAGTAGAGGTTCAAGACCTGATCCTGATGATTTATATTTCTATGGAATTAAAGGAGGTGAAAAATTTCTAATTGATTCATATCAACCAAAGTATCCTTCCGATAAATTTCCAAATGATATATTTGTTATCGATTGTTGGCCGGACACTGAGTCTAAAGAAAATGATTTAATTGGTTTAATTAAAATATTAAAAGCATTTAACATCCCAATTCTTTTGACTGGCCATTATCCAATCAAAGTAGAAATACAAAAAATGGTTGATTATTATCTATATGATAAAAATAACCCTTTGTTGAAATCTGAGGAATTTGATTCACATCAAGTAAGTAGTGGTAGATGGACAGATATGGGTAATCATAGAATCGATAACGCACACGAATTCCATCACGATTATGCGATATGGGAAACTATGAGAAATGCTTTCAATTTTTGTAAGTATTTGGGTAAAGAAAAAATACACTTTTTAGAGTATGATAATTTACCTGATGAATATCAATATAGACAAGCATTCTTGGAAAGAATGAATGATGGATTCGATGCAGTACTTTATGAATACCACGAGAATTCGGCTAAAGATATTCACTTCGCAGCATATTGCGCAACATTTATTTTTTCAATCAAAACAGATGTAGCGATCAGAACGATTGAACAAATTAAATCGAAACACGAATACTTTACAAATAAACCTAAGGGATGGCAATTAGAAAGAGTGTTTTTGAATTGTTTAAGAAACGTTACTAACAATATTCATATGTCTCTTTACAGAGCAAATAGTAATGAATTGAATACTCAAGCTGTTTGGAATAGAGATGGTATGTTCAGAAATGGAGGTGTGTTTCAAGTTTATCCTGCGGTAGATAATCAAGGGGATTTATATCTACATTTAATGTCAGGATTTCACGAAAGACCTGCAGAGAAAGATTATCTTTTAGAAATTGTTTATGGTTCATATAAGAAGTTTTTTAATTTACAAAAAGATAAGTTCCATACTGAAAAAATTGGAGAGTATAGAAAGGGTGATAGAGTAAAAGTTTATTATCAAGGTTGTGAGGTGTTCAATGAATTTTTAGGACAGGACGTTAAAGATTTCAGAAATATCAATAAGTTAACTTGGAAAGAAAGTAAAAATAGAAGAGTTAATATCCATTTCATTGATGGCCCGTTTGCGGAAATACTTGAAGACGGTAATAATTTATACAAAGTTGAATTTATTAATAGAGATACAAACCAAGTTGTATATTCAACAAATCTGAAAAGTAATCATTGGTCTAAAGCAGCACCAAGATATTATATCAATTGGAAAATAAAAATTACAGGTATCGACAATGAGTTCAATTATGAACACGATTTCAATTCAGAAGGTAATAAAGTATTTGTATGTTTTGAAAGTAAATCATTAGGAGACACATTAGCATTTATGCCATATGTTGAGAAATTTAGAATTGATAAAAAAGTGAAAATGGTTTGCTCTACATTTAATAATGATTTATATAAAGACCAATATCCTGAAATTGAATTCGTACAACCAGGAACAAATGTAACTGGATTATATGCGATGTATAGATTAGGTTTATTCTTTAGAACTGAAAACGGTAAGAGAGAAGTCAATATGGCTTATCATCCATCAGATCCATTGAAGATATCTTTATTACAAATTGCATCTGATATTTTAGGTTTGGATTACGTTGAGTTAAGACCTGAATTAAAGAAGTATGGTAAGAAGAAACTAAAACGAGTTTCAATTGGCTTTCATTCAACTGCACAAGCAAAATATTGGAACAATCCTACAGGATGGCAAGAAGTGGTTGATTATTTGAATGGAAAAGGATATGAGGTAAGATTATTATCTAAAGAAGAAGATGGTTATATGGGTAATAAAATACCAACCGGTGTGGTTAAACATCCATCAGGTCCATTGAAAGATGTTATGAAAGCTTTAGAAGAGTCTGAATTGTTTATCGGTATCAGTAGTGGTTTAAGTTGGTTATCTTGGGCTGTGAATACTCCTACTGTTATTATATCAGGATTTACCGATAAATTTTTGGAACCGACTGATAATGTTGAAAGAGTTATCAATAAAGATGTTTGTAATAGTTGTTGGTCGAATTATGAATTCGATCCAGGAGATTGGAATTGGTGTCCTGTACATAAAGGAACAGATAGACAATTTGAATGTTCAAAACAAATTACATCTCAAACAGTAATCGAAGCGATAGAAAAAATGTTGAAATAAAAAAAAGGGGATTTAATTCCCCTTTATTATTATTTTTAAATTACCTAATTCATATTTGCCCTCGTCTAATGTGGGAATAATTAATCTTATTTTGGAAATAGTATCGAAGTCTTCATTAGTTAATTTACCATCTTGATAAACCATAGCGTTAACATAACCAATAGGGGTAAATTTAAGACTTAAATCGTAGTTTGTATGAGATTGTTCTTTTTCGATAAAAGTGCTTGGATCGCCTTTAAAATCAATTTCATCAAAAAATGGTTCTATGTGCTCTAATACATTAATATCATCAGTCTCTAAACCGATTCTCAATTTCACATATTCAAAATTATCATTGGTTTGATAATTCATATCATAGAATGTTTTAATCATTAAACCCCATTTCCTTATAAAATTTTTATTAGAATCTAATTCGATTTGTGTTCTAGTGTTTTTTGTATCGTCACTAAATCTTGAGGTTAAAGAAACAAAATGATAAGTTATTGCAGAATCACAGGTTTTTAAAGTATAACCTTTTAATTTTGCACGTATCAAAAAATCATCATCTTCAGAGAAACAAGGATTGAAACTGAAACCATCAAATCCACCAATGTCAACAAAGGATTTTTTATAGCCACTCATAAAAAACACAGCACCATCATATAATTCATTAGAATCTTTATGTTGTTGAACGTAATTGTTGAAATTTAACATATCGAAATCTTCAAAGTTTCTACCTAAATCAATGATAACTTTACCTGGTCTTTTATGACCCGCAAAAATTGGTGGTTCAACTGTTGTGTAAGATAATATCATATTTTCAGTTAATAATCTTTCAATAGCTTCTAAGAAACCCTCACCAATGACCATATCGTTATGTATTAATACTAACTTTTCAGTATCAACAAGGGATATTCCATTGTTATATGTGTCAGAAAAAGATAAGCGATCATCGTCGTGAACGTAAGTTAAATTATCATCATCTAATGATTGTAACCATTCTTTTGTTCCATCATTAGAACCACCACTACTAATAATCAAATGTTCATTGGGATAAACATTACGAAGATGTTTATAACATTCTTTCGTTAATTCTAATTTATTATAAACTGCTAATACAAAACTTATTTCCACGGCGTCATTTGTTTTTTAATCCAATCATATGTTTTAATTAATCCTGACTCCAATGATTGACTTGGAGCCCAACTTAATTTTTCTTTTATTAATGTGTTATCGCTGTTTCTACCTCTAACTCCTGTAGGACCATCAATGTGATTAATTGCAATATTTTTACCACTAATTTTTATTACTTTATTCACTAATTCGTTGATTGTAACCATTTCATCACTACCAATATTGACTGGCCCACTAAATTCAGAATTCATCAATCGTAAAATACCTTCAACACATTCATCAATATATAAGAAGGATCTGGTTTGTAATCCGTCTCCCCATACATCAATTGAATCGGTTGCTATCGATACTTTCCTACATATTGCAGCAGGAGCCTTTTCTTTACCACCATCATATGTTCCATACGGACCAAATATGTTATGAAATCTAGCTATTCTAATATCTAAATTGTAATTTCTATTATATGCTAAAAATAATCTTTCGCTGAACAATTTTTCCCAACCATATTCTGAATCAGGATTTGCAGGATACGCACTTGATTCTGCACAATTTGGGTTATCAGGGTCTAATTGATTATGTTCAGGGTACATACAAGCTGAAGATGAATAGAAAAGTTTTTTAACCCCTAAAGCAGATGCGTGATGTGCAACATTCAAATTAATCTGAGCAGAGTTATGCATCACATTGGCATCATTTTCACCAGTGAAAATATAACCCGCTCCACCCATGTCTGCTGCTAATTGATACACTTCATCAAAGCCATCACCCTCTGAACCAAATTTTGTTTGCGATGGTGAAAACATTATAGTTGATACAAAATTATAATCTCTTAAGTCCCCTTGAATGAATTCATCACAAATATCTTCGTGTTTAAAATATTCGTGTTGTTTAATATCCACACAACGAACAAAGTTACCCTCTTCCTTTAATCTTTTTGCTAAATGGCCACCGATAAAACCGCCTCCACCTAATATTAATATTTGTTTCATTTAATTTTTAATTTTATCTTTGAATATATTATGGAAAGCATCAACTGCTAATATCATATTGTGATCGTGTTTACATCTTATGTGATATGTTGAATTTAAATCGTTGTCTAAACCATATGTTTTTCTCTGACCAGGTTTAATTTCAAAACCACGAGATTTCAATGTTTCATATATTAAAACATCTTCAGCAAAATATCTTCTTTCGTGTAAATCGTTTTTTAAAACTTCAGCTAAATCTCTACTAATGAAAAAACCTGCTCCTGAACAATAAGCATCCTGATTTCCAATCCAAAGATTTTCCTTTGGTTTGTCCTTAATATAATCATATAAAAGTTGTTTGTCAACATAAGAACTACTATTAGTTCTGAATATTACATCCCAATCTTTATCCCATACTTCACTCAACGATTTTTTAAAAGGAACGTGCATCAATTTATATTCTTCTCCCCAATAATAAACAGTTTCAACATTATCAACTTTAACACTATCCCAAGTTTCTAATTGTGCTTGATACATCTTATCATACGGATGTTTCATACACGATAAGACCATAATTAATACTTTCATAATAATCCTAATTTTATATTATCAACAATCTCTTGGATTGTCATTTTACGACCTAAAACATTCATTTCATTTTTTCTACCTATTGGTATCAATTTTAACCAATAATGAAATTCTTTCAAACTCAATACATATCTTGTTGTATCTTGAATTATAATAGGTTCGTTATTTTTTATTTTTTCTTTAAAAACATTCAATATTGTAGTTGGAGTATTAACCCACTCACAAACTTCGATTCTTACAATTGTATACGAATTAAAAGTATTTCTAATTAATTCTTCCATTTTTATTTTATGGTTAGTGTAAGGATCATTTTTGTAATAAATTGCTAAATTGGAAAAATAAACTAAATGTTTATTTACATCCATTTGATTTAACAAATCCACCTCTCTTTGAAATTCTTTATCGTCTTTACACGAACTGTTGCTCACACCTGAAGCAAAATATATTATATCATCTCTATCCAATTCTCTTATTGAATTAGCGACACTTCCGTTTCCAATTATCATAATATTAATCTAATTAAATCATCTATATCTTCCTTATTTTCTTTATATGGTCTGATTGAATGTGAATCATAATATTCACCAGATTTAACTCCCTCAGGATTATAGAACCAATTAGATCTGTCTATTCTTTTATTTCCGTCTCTTTCGATTAAAACAGGGTTTTTTTGTAAAACTAATTTGGATGAATGTTGTTCATCGGCAAACCATTTATTTTTACCCGTTAAATGTCCACCAGGGTCTTTTCCTATCTGTAAATTATATAAGAATGTTATACTTTCTTCCCAAGTATCGTGTAATTCTAAAACATTTTTATACACCGAACCTTTTGCAATATGATAACAAGATGGTAAGGTACCATAACTTGCAACTACAGGATTTATATGTACATATTTGTCATCATCAATTGATTCAAGTTGTTCGATGAAATAATATTTTGATAATGGAAACATATCAATATCAGATATAATTGAAATATCATCGGGAAATTGAGATGGTATCCAATATCTAACCCACAGAGTTTGTAGATACACTGGTATAGAATCAATAGGTTTAAATCTGATTACAGTACCATATGTTTCATCTATAGGGGTTTCATCATCACCAATAAAAACTAAAACAGGTTCGATGTTGAATTTTTCTTTCCAAACTTTAGATACTGGTTCCCAAAAATCAAGATACATAGGGTCATCATTCGATGACATAATCGCTTTATTTATTTTCATCTTATAGCTAAATAATCATTGTTTAAGGGTTTATTATCTATGGTCATTCTTTCACCAATAAATCTACCATTTTCTCTCTTAATTGGAAATGGTTTCTTCTCAAAAAATTCATCGTGAGTACATCTATCATTTTCAAAAACTGTGTAAACCATTTTCAAAAATGTTTGGTCATTACCATAATTCATTTCTTTAGATTTTTTGAAATTAAGTATCGATTGTGTGAGAGGAATTACATTTCCTTTAATTCCCCACATACCACCTAAAATACCTAATCTATCGTTACCATATGGTATGCCGTGACCCGGATGGTCACGCATAACGTGTAATGTTTTACCACTACTAATCCATTCATCTACAGCAGCTTTCTCTCTTACTGATAATCTTGAATCAGCATCTCTAAAAACTGCATATTCACAATCAGGTTTATCTGCTGCCAAAAATCTCCAAAACATTCCATAGATTCCTAATGATGTGATATTAACACATTCAACATCTAAAGCAATTAAATCTATAATCGTTTCTAATGGTGTTGTATTATCATAATAAACAACCATTTTCCAATCGGGATAAATTTCTTTGGCTTGTTTGGCGTTTTCAATAATACCCACATTATAAATGGGGTTATCGCCCCATAAGCTATAACTTATATATTTCATTACATTTCTATTTCTTTCGTTACCTCGTGTCCTTGTGTTTTATGTGAATCCGCTTGTACGTGTTCAATATAACCTTGGAAATATGCAATTGGTACTTTATTCAATATTGAGAAAAATGTAATCCCTCTTTCTTGATTATGACCTGAGAATGGATCATCTTTCATATAGGTAATCAATGGAGCAACCCACTTCATATATTTTTCAAAAGTCAAACGGTCCATACAAACATTGTTTGTAGTAGGCCAATAAGGCTCTTGTTTGGCTTGCATATAATTTTGTATAATTTGTGCCACTTGAAACATCATATCGGTTTTATAAACCAATTTAATACCTTTAAAGATTGATGTAACCCAATCAGGATTCTGAACGAAATGATAATTTCTCATTGAGAATGGAAAGTAACCAATAATCTTCGGTCCCTTCTTTATTATATTCTTTAAGAAGAACCCATAATCTTCTTTTAAATTGACATCATATTCTAATAGATTGATGTATTTGGTTGTACATAAATTATGTCTCCAAATTGCATACCAAGCTGTGAATGCAGTGAACGCAGGATACTGCTCAATATTATGTTTCAATTCTCTCACAACTGTGACTTGTGGATATTGTTCAATATCTGTGAATTCGCCTTTACCAACATACATAAATTTAACTAAACCTAATTGGTCAAATTTACCTGATGTAATATTAGCTTTAATGATTTCTTGGTCGTGACACATAACAAACGTTGTGATATCACCATCCTCGTGAATTTTAGCACCTAAATTGTCCTTATATTTTTCAACAAACAATTTTCTATTTTCTTCCCATTGGTCGTTAGTTTCACCCAAAGATAAATGCGTAATTCTCACATTATACATAACACCTACTTTAGCACCTGCTAAATGATTCGAAAAAGAAAAAGATAAATCATAAAAATGGAAACCTGGCATTTCTTCATCGAATTGTTTCTTTAATCCACTTTTATGAATTGCAATGAAAACACCATCAACCATCAAAACATCAGACATACTGTTAGGCGGTGTACTGGAATATTTAGATTCCCATTTTTTACCATCCTTTTGATGATTAACAATACCTCTCATTGTAATCGGTGTTTCCCACCATTTACCTGTTTCAGGCATATAAACAGAACCTGCCATACCAAGTATATCGTATTTGTGAGTAATGAAATTCTTCACTATAGCTTTACCCCAATTCTTTGTTTCGATTAAAATATCATCGTGACATAGTACAACTATATCGTTTGATGATTCGTTTAAAATCTCATTATAAACTTGAGATAATGATTTCTCACCATTGTTTATTTTTTGAATCACTTCGATGTCTACACCTGAAGTCTTTTTAAGATAAGAGATGAACTCTTGATTATCTTGTCTTGTTGAAAATCCTACTGTTATCATATGCTTTTATATAAATTATTTTGTTTTATTTGACGATCGATTGTTTTATGATGTTGAATACAATATTCTTCATCCAAAGGTAAAGAAGAAAACTTTTCTCCACCAATTATTCTTTCGTGAACTTTACCGTGCCAAATCATATTTGAACGATATATTCTCCCTTGAAAATCAGGGAAGTTAACCCATCCTTTCTCGTTCACTTTCCAATTCCACATTTTAATATGTTCTTCGGTTAATCCACTTACAGTATTGATTCTTGGAACAAAAATTAAATCAATGTCTTTATTCATTTCGATTATTGTAGATAAATTTTCCACCATATACCTATCTATCATTTCATCAGCATCTAATTGAAATATAAAATCACCTTTACAATAACTGTTTAATAAATTTTTCCAATCAGCAAAATTTTTATCAAAATCAAAACTTCTCCAAATTTGAACATTAAATTTTTTATCATAAGGTAATAGAAAATCTAACACCGCTTTATCACCATTATTTTCATCATATAAAACAATTATTTCATCTTCCGTTTTTTTATAATCCAAAAGAAATGGTAATAATGTTTTTATTTCTTTTAATTCATTACAAACTGTAATTGCAAAACTTATTTCCATAATTTTAATTTATGCTTGACCCATTACATTTGACATAAATGTATTGAGTATTTCATTATCAATTTCTCTTGAAATTTCTCTAGATATTAAACTTATTAATTCATTTTCAGCATTGATTCCGTGATATGTATCTAATTCCGTAATCAATTCTTGTGACCATATTGCTCTAAGAGGTCTTATACCACCCACTACTTGAGTACTAACCCATTCATTAGTGTATCCTCTAAAAAATTGAAACTTTCTCATTATCCTATTTTTTTTAATTTTGGTAAAATCAAATTATGGTATACGGGTTGTTTAGTAACATATGGTTTGAGTATCTCTTTGAATTGTTCTGTCATTTTTTGAAATGAGAATTTTTCTTTATTTTCAATTCTTAATTGTTCAGATTTGATTAAAATTTTATCATAATTATCTTTTACAAATCTCATAACATTTGAAGCTTCATTATAATTTGCTGTAAACCATTTTGAATCTTTAATTATAAAACTATCTATTGCACTACTATGTGCATCTGTTAAAGTTCCACCTATCATAATCGCCTTATCATTTGGTAAAAAATCTTTATGACCTGACCAATTAGACGCTATAACTGGTTTACCTGTCATAGTGAATTCTAATAATGGTCTACCAAATCCTTCACCTTTTGTCAAGCTAATCATAGCTTTAACTTTTGGATGGTTATATAATTGGTTCATTTCTGAATCCATTAATTCACCAAATATCAAATAGATTGACGGTGGGTTTATTGCTGCACCAACTACAGTTTCAATACTTGTTCTTAATCTTTCTCTTTCTATAACAGAAAAATTACCAGAAGATGTTTTTAAAATTAATGCGGGTTGGTTTTCTTGGTCTTTGAATGTTTCAGCAAATACTTTTATTAACATACCAACATCTTTTCTATCTTGACCAATATTACCTTTCAACCAATGACCAACAAATAAGAAAGCGAAATCTTCTTTTATATTTAAATCAAAATTTTTATATTCATTATTATATAAATTGGTATCAACACCTTCAAATAAAATAGAAATTGGTTTTTCTATTTTATATTTTTTAATTAATTGATTAGTAACTAAATCATTTTCATCATAGATTGTTGACAACAAAACTTCTTTTGAAAAATTGGAAGTGGTAATTATGTGATCCATTCTATTACATCCATCTATCCAATCTTTCGGTGCAACAGTTGTTTCAATACCTGCAGTAACACCAATACTAACTTTCCCTAATTTTTGAAATTCATTTGGAACAGTAACTTGTATGTATATATCAGGCATAGTTGTTACTCTAGTGACAATGTTATCCTTGATCCAATTATGAAATGAATTATCATCTTCTAATGCAGTTTGCGGTGTGTTACCCCAAGGGCAAGCGTCGATACTTATTTTAAATAAATCCATATCATACAAAGACTTTAGGATATCTCTTGCGTGTGCACCATATCCTGACCTTGTCTTGACGGGTCCTCTAAATAATAAACTTGGTTTACTCATATTATTTTATAAAGATTGAATCTTTCTTTTGGTTTAAAATTGTTTATTGTATTTTCTATACCATCTGTTAGAGAGTCACACATAATTTTATTCGAAAGATTTTTCTTAGCCCACTCTCTACCTTCTTTTCCTTTTGTTTTTCTTTCCTCTTTTGTCCAATTATAAATTTTCATTATAGCATCTGCAACTTCGTGATTATTGACTCTATCTTCAAAAATATATGGAGTTGGTATTGAACCATTTACATTTATTGCAGATGGCCAAACGGGGACAACCCATTCGCCGTGTTTTGGAGTATCTTTTAAATTTTTACGATCGTGTAATGAACCAATTTTTATATAATCATTAGGACTATATTCGAATCCACATTGATCTTGTAAACCACCTGTAACATTAACAATAATTGGTGTACCTGCCATAATACTTTCGGCTGTTCCTAAACCGAATCCTTCATTATTTGCTATATTGATTGTACAATCAGCAAGATTATAAAATTCATTAATTATATTTTGTTCAAGTATACGATTATCAAACATAACATCATAATCATAGCATAAGGTATCAACAACTACTGGTAAGTTTGTTCCATTTTCGTCGATTGGATGTGTATGCATTAATAACAAACATTTTTCTGCTTTTTCTTTGGATAATCTATCACAAAATAGTTTGTAAGATAATATAACATCACTAGATTGTTTTCTTCTTATGTTTCTATTATTATAATATAATATGAAATCATATTTTTTATTACCATTAACAAAATTATAAACATCATCATTTATCGAATCTAATGGTTTATAAACCTCAGGATTAATACCGTGTGGCACATAACTGATTTGCCAATCTTCTAATGGTTTGTATGTTGATTTATCATTTAATTTACCAACACGATTTACCATTCCATAAGTTAATTTAGAAATACAACCTATCCAATCACAACTTTCATAATAATTTCTATTATAAAGCGGATCGGGAATGTTATCCCATACGTGGTAATAAAGTAAAGGTATCTGTCTTCTTATTTCGTGTTCATTTTCATACACCCACTGCCAATAATGCGGATCAGTGAAATGAAGAATGACATCCGGTTTCTCAATTTTAATTAAATTTTTAAGAATATCAAAATTACCAAACCCATTACTTGGATATATTTTAAGAGACGCATCAGTTATACCAGTTCTTTTTCTAACATCCTCATCTATATCCACCATTAATCCTATTTCAGGATGATTTATACCTGAACCTAATTGAACCCAATCGTATTTGTCAATGGTGCCCAATACAAGTTCTTTGGACATAGTTGATACACCCGATGTCATTCTTAAATCATCTGACATTAGTAATATTTTCTTCTTGGCCATTAATTAATACTTTGAATTTTTAACTCCTAATGTTTCGTGTGAATTGATTTTATCTCTAAAATTCTCATCTTTGTTATATAAGTCCAATGACCTATTAACAAGTTTTTGAAAATTCATATCAGTTTCCGCTGTATTTGTCCTAAAAGTATTATATACGTCTTTAACTAAATTTACACTAGTTAATTTCACTTCTTTCTTCATAAAATTTATATATATTCAATATATATGTAAAATATAAAAAAAATCAAGCAGAAAGTCAAACTATCTGCCTGATATTTTATTTTTTTGTTTGAAACTCTTTAATTTTGTTCAAAATAACATCAACTTGCTCGTTTTGTTTTGTGGTAACAGGAACATTACCAGCATTTTCAGTTATTTTTACTTTAACGTTGTTAGTTTGATTTTGAGGTTGAACGTTATTACCTTTTTGTTTACATCCGCAAGCCATAGTAAATCTTTTTTTATAAATATTTTGGTTTATTGGAATTAATTCCTTATATTTTAAAAAAGATACAAAAAACTTTTTAAAAAATCAATGGATAAGGACTTTAAAATGGTTAAGAGCGTTTGTGAATCGAATTTCGAAGCGATTAATAATATTATGAAACTTTATAATATCGAACAATTTGATTTAGATTGTACGTATTCTAAAGGTAATTTTTGGAAAGGATTGAAGGGGCCAAAATATAAGTCTGATATTTTTCCTGTAAATGAAACAGTTGTTGAAGCAAGCTCGGAAAATTTACCATTTGATGATGGTTCTATGAATAGTATAATGTACGATCCTCCGTTTGTAATAGCCGGAGCGACTTATAAAGATAATAAAGAAGGTAGTTCAATTATTGCTAAGAGATTTGAGGGTTATGCGACATATGAAGACCTAATGAAAAACTATTACAATTCATTAAAGGAGTTATATAGAGTATCAGCAAATAAAGGTATTGTGGTCTTCAAATGTCAAGATACGGTTTCAAGTGGTAAAAATCATTTTACCCACACAATGATTATGAATATGGCTATGGAAATAGGGTTTTACCCCAAAGATTTGTTTATATTAACGAGCAATGTTAGAATTAATAGTTTCGGTACTAAATGGACAAGACAGCAACACGCACGGAAATACCATAGTTATTTTTGGGTGTTTGAAAAAACAAAACCACGAGTTAAATATAATTTCCTTAATTTAGAACCAAAAACTGAAGAAATAGAATAAGATATGAATACATTTGAAGTAATTAATAATGATTTCAGAAATTGTGAAATTCCAAAAGGTTTAACAATAACCGATCCTCCATACAATCAAGACTATTCCTATAATCAATATAAAGATAAATTGAAAGTTGAGGAATATATTGAGTTATTATCGAAAATTCCACAACCTTGTGTTATTATTCATTATCCTGAAGAAACTATTAATTTGTTACCTTTGGCTATGAAAAGTCAATGTGAACAAGTTGTTACTTGGGTTTATAATTCTAATACGGGTAAACAAAGTAGATCCATTAGTTTTTGGGGATGTAAACCTGATTTCAGAAAAGTCATTCAACCATATAAGAACCTTAAGGATAAGCGTATAATGCAAAGAATCGCCGATGGTAAATTAGGTGCAAAAATATATGATTGGTGGGAAATTAATCAAATTAAGAATGTAAGTAAGGAAAAAACAGAACATCCTTGTCAAATCCCTGAAGAAGTTATCAAACGAATTATACTAACAACAGCAAAAAAAGACGATTTAATAATCGATGTTTTTGGTGGAAGTGGTACCACAAGTAAAGTTGCTTATGAATTAGGTTACAATACAATATCCTATGAAATAGACCCGAAATATTGTGAAATTGCAAGAAAAAGAATTAGTTCGGTTAACGTACAGGATTCTCAGGAGCCCCAAGGTACATTTTAACTTTGTTTCCTACCTTCCAATTTTTACTCAGAGCAGTGCCACCAGGAAATTCAATGACGTGATCACCAATACCGGTGTATTTTGGTAACTCTGGTTCATTATTTGGAATAGGACAATTATGGTGTATTCTACTAATTATGTTTTTGTTTACAAAAATAATATCCAAAGGTATTTTACAGCCGTGCATCCAAAATGAATGATGGCCTTGACCCATAGGGAAAACCATACAACCATTCAATTTATCGCGTCCCATCATACCTTTTTGTTGTTCCTCGGGTTCGTGAAGATATTCAGCAGGGAAAGTTTCACCATTAATATGTACCATATCTATAATTATTTGTTTTTTTCAAAATAATTTAATATATTTGATTTATGGAAAGTATATTCGGCGGATTATTTGAATTTGAAACATCTCAGGAATTGGAAGACTTTGTCAGTAAGCTAGATAAAACAACTGCTCTCAAGATACTTGAACTGGTTATTGACTTCGGCCAACAAAAAGGGATGTATTCTTTAACTGAATCACACTGCATTTATAAATGTTTATCTAAATTAAAACAAAATGAAAATAAGGATCAAGGAAGTAGTTTACATAATGATGATAATAACGGGTCTACTAATTGAGAAATATGGTATTCCTGGTGCTAATCCACAACTCGAAAAATATTTTGGTTGGGGAAGTGCGAGTTTAGGTTCTATCAATATGGTTATGAGTTATATTAAAGGTAAAAAGAAATCATAATAAGGATTCGTTGTGGAATTCAATATTAAATAAAATTGAATATGTTTAAAAACTATTATAAAGATTTTTTTGTTTATAAGAAAAAAAATTATTGGTTTATTTTTCCCGCAATTATTTTTTATTATGACAAGTACCAAATTTACGATGATGGTAAAATGGCACCTTGTTGGGGTATAACATTAAGATGGTTACAATATATGGTTGGTTTCCAATTTCAAAAAATAGCAAAATAATATGAAAATATTAATTACAGGAACAAAAGGATTCATAGGTAAAAACCTGTTAAAGGAATTGAATGGCGATATATTAGAAATTAATGAAGATATTTTCGATTCAGAAGATTGGGTGATCGATTTACACAATCAATTGAATTCATTTGGACCAGATATTATTTATCACGTTGGCGCTTGTTCTGATACTCTTGAACAGAATGTCAATTATATGATGACAAGAAACTATGAGTTTACCAAGATTTTAGTGGATTATAGTGTATTCAATAACGCTAAAATGATTTATTCTTCATCTGCAGCAAATTACGGAACAAATAACTTATATCCGTCAAATCTATACGGATGGAGCAAATATGTTGCTGAAGGTTATGTTGTTTCAAATGGTGGAATAGGGTTACGTTATTTCAACGTTTACGGCCCATATGAGGACCAAAAAGGGAAGATGGCATCAGTTGCATATCAAATGCTAGAGAAACAAAAGAAAGGCGAAGAAATCAAATTATTCCCATCTTTTCCCAAAAGGGATTTTGTTTATGTAAAAGACATTATAAGTGCTAATTTATTTGCCGTTCAGAACTATGACAATTTAAAAGGTAACTGGTATGAAGTGGGAAGTGGAGAAGCGAGAACCTTCGAGGATGTTTTAAGTATAATTGGTGTAGGGTTCACATATCACGACGCCAATAAAATACCTAAAGGTTACCAATTTTATACAAAAAGTAATCCACTTAAGTGGATGCAGAATTGGTTACCCAAGTATAATTTAGAGTTGGGGTTAAAGGATTATTTGGACTTTTTAGGTTAAATTATCCTTGACCACGAGACGCTTTTGGTCTTGGGCTATGTTTGTTATATGATTTTTTTCCACCTGGTTGTCCTTGTTTTCTTTTACCAAAAGTAACTTTGTTACTCGACCCGCCACCTTTTGTTGTTGCTTTCGCCATAAAAATATTTATTATAAATATTCTGGTAATTTGGTAATTTTCATTATATTTGTCCAACAATTCTCTTTATGGAAGATATACTAACACAAAGATTTAACTACGCATCAATTGTTCCATTCAAAAACTATTGCAAATTAAGTGAGAAAAAATCATCCTCAAACACTTTTAATGACGATTTGGAAGTTATTGATGGGGAAGAAAAGTGGCATAATTTATTTGAAAGGGCATTAAAACTTCCAATCGGGAGAAGTATTTCATTTACTGAACCTTTCAATAAAAAGAAAAAAACAAAATTTTTCTATAATAACCAGGAGGTAGGTGAAAATTTACAATTTAATTATGCTTATAAAAATCATAGATTACACACCAACTGTTTTGATACAACAAAAGATAATCAAATAAAAAGACATTTTGGTAATCCATTTTCAGAAATATCAATTTCTGTAATTGAAAGATCAGTAAGAAGACACGACGACAAAATCACCATGAAAGTATACAGACACTACAAAAGAAGAGGTGTTAATTGTATATATTTTAAAAAAGGGTTTTCAGTTGATTCATTAACTTTCAATACTAAAACTGGTAATTTCACTGTAACCCATATTAATTCATCAGGAAAAAGTAAATCTAAGAGATTCAGAAAAAATTGTTTCATAAGTCTACAAAATTTTATTAATTCACATATAGGTGTTTTTAAAATTAATGAACATTTTTTGTCGAAAACAAGTAGATTATTTAAAGAATTTAATGATATATTTGATAATAATGAATTTTCCGAAGCAATGCAAAATGCTTTAGGGTTAGATAAAAATATAAATTTAGACCCAGATAAATTTCTTGAAAGTTTTCTTGAATTATTTGTTAAGACTAAACAAATAAAAGTTCCAAACAATTATTCGGATTTATTGATAAAACTATACCCAACAGAAAAATATCTGAAAAAAAATGATAGAAAATTGATTGCATCTATTTTAGATATGTGTGGGATTAAATCAAAAGTAACTATCAAATTATGCCATACTTGCGGAAATATAGACATAAAATTTTTAACTAAATTGTGTTCATATTTCGGTAAAGATTTCCCCAAATATTTGGGCTCTATAAGACCTGAATTATTTTCAAATTATAATAAAGAAAATTATAATCATATTCATAAAAATAATTTAAATGCAATATGCCAATATTCAATTAACGATAACGAAAAAGAAAATTTGGTTAAAGTTTTTAATGATGGTTGGGTTCCGAGAATGACTATTGATTTTATAGAAGACCATTTCAATATGATTAATAAAATAAAAGTTTATGATCCATCTTGTCAAATGAGAGCAAAGAATAGAAAAGAATTCGATGAAGAACACATACAATTTACTCGATTAATAACTGCAATAAGAAAAGGCTGGGTAATTGAATATCAATTCCACGAAAAGATGATTAATGAAATAGAGGCTCCAATCAAAATATTCAAATCAATTGAAATAGGCGGTGGATTGAAAGGAACCGATATGAATGATATCAAAACTATCTATCCTCATATTTTAAAAAGAGATGAGGAATACCAAGAAGAGGGTTCTTATATGCATCATTGTGTGGCTTCTTATGCAGATAAAGATAAATCAATCATCGTTTCATTTAGAACCGAAGATAAGTCGGATAGAGTTACTTGTGAATATGATTGTCAATCGGGAGAATTAATACAAGCGAGACATTTCTGTAATGCTTCTCCACCTGATTACATAAAAACAGCGATTGATAAAGTTTCTCCGACAGTAAAAAAATTAGCAAGACTCGGATTACTTCATTCCATTGAAAAGAAAAAAGTTCCTATCAAAATAAATGGTATCGAAATCCAAAAGGATGATAGGGAACCAAGAAGACCCAATGATAATAATATGAGAGGTAATCCATTCGCATTATTATTAGACGAACCATTACCATTTTAACTACACAATTCCAATAAATCCATATATATTTTGTATATGGATTTATTATTTGAATATGGACAAGAAAAAGTGAACAAAAAATTAGATGATATAAAATCTAATTGTTCATTAACATTAAATCGAGATGAAACTTCAATTTATTATGATGGGAAATTTCATTTCGAATATACTCGTTATGGTGAAAAAAGAAGTATAACACATAGTTATTTTTTTTCTGTTAATATAAAAACTGGCGATATTCATTGTGTTTATTTTTTACTACCCAGTGACAATAAAACGAAGCCGATGCTTGTTTTTAGAACGTTGAAAAAAGATAAAAAAAATAATTTTGAATTATTAAGAGACACAATTGACGATGGAATGATTTATGGTGAAAAGAAAAGTGGTTTTTGGGGTGTTAAGTATCAAAAAGCAATTGATAAAATATATTTAATAATCGAAGAGATTTTAAGACCAAACTTTAAATCTGATTTTTATAAAAATAAACCACATCTTGAGAAATATGTTGAAAGTCCATTATATGATTTTTTAGTGGATTATCATTTAGATGTTAAAGGGATAAAAGCTCACGACAAGATTTATAATGATATTCAATTTGATTATCCTTTAAGAAAATGGTTAGTAAGAAACGATAATAAATTTCTACCTGCAGTCTTAGATTCATATGGTATTAAATCGAAATATTTAATTGCCGAATTGGGTAGAATAGAAACACCGATATACATAAAAACAATTAATTATTTTTGTAAATTGTTTGGTGACAATTATCTTGATTATATAAAACAAATTAAATGGCCTATACATTGCTATACACTACCATTCAATAAGAAAACTCATACACTTAAAAACGAAGCTGAAAAAAAATGTATGGTGTCTTTATTGAATAATTGGGAAAAAAATTATATTAGATCAGAAACAGCTTTATTTTCAATTAATAGATTACTATCAACTCGTGACTTTCTTGAAGAAAGAGGTTTCAATTTGAAATATAAATCCAAAACTGCAGCCGATTTTGAATATACTGTGGATATTTGGTCAAGTATGAAATCTCATATGAATAAGGGCTATAAACAAATGTATTCATTACCTGATGAATTTATAAAATTAATCGAGGAGGAAATCGTTATCGATGGCCAAGTATTCAAACCTAAATTTTTACTTAGCGAAGATGATTTTAGAGTTGAGGGTCATATAATGAAAAATTGTATGAACACCCAATTTGCACAAGGTTTATTATATTTTTATGTATCTTTACGTAATAATAAAAAAAGAATTAATTTACAGTATAGAAAAGGAGTTCTTTCACAAATGTATGGTAAGGCTAATACACCAGTTGACCCTATGTATTTACCTGCCGTGGATATTTTATCCACAAGATTTGAAAAGGAACCCAATTTACAAGCAAAAAGAATCAAATACGACCTCATTAAAAAAAATTAATAAAATATTTTGTTATTTAAAAGAATATTCTTATTTTTGTGTAAAATATATAAACATATGACTGAAAACACATTATTACGAGCAAGTTTAGCATTAGTTACAGTTACATTATTGGCGATAACAGTTAATTACACCAATCAAAACTCAGATTACAAAAAGTTAAAAAAAGATATTGAAACTGTTAAAAACCAAAATGATAGTTTATATCAAGAACTTTTTGATGAAAAAGTAGAAGCAGGTAGATATGAGTTAAGTCTTGATCATCTAAATGAAACAAATCCTAAGGCAGCAAAAGATTTTGAACAATTTTATAACCACGAAACTGAATAAAATGAGTAAGAAGGATGCGGAAATTAATTTAGGTGGAGGTAATAATATTGAAATGAAAACCTCACAATTAGTGAGTGTTTACGATACACTTAATCTAATCACACCTGAAAATGGCGGAATAGTTTTAAGCGTAAAAATAGAGGCAGATTTCAATAGTATTCCCGAAAAATATCAAGAAGTCTTTTTAAATATGATGTCAGCAAAATACTTAGGTAGAGTTTCATTTGGGGATAATCCATTCTCTCAATGTCAACCTGCACCTAAGAAAAGATGGTGGCAATTTTGGAAAAACAAACCTCAAATAATATGATCTGGTGGTATTTCGGTGTAGTTATGCTCTTTAGTATCGGAATTATTGCGTACAATATGTACATCGCACCCGAAATGGATGAAGAGACTGGTAATATAATCAAACCTGGTAAAAAATTATCAGATTTGTTTAAAAGGAAATAATTATATGTATGATAACCATTGAAGAAATTGCTTTAGAACACATAATTCAATTAATGATGGAAGGAGGAATTACTCCTGACACACATCATTTACGTGTTGGTGTCAAAGGTGGTGGGTGTAGTGGCTTATCTTATGTTATGGACTTTGATGATAAAATAGAATCTACTGATGATGTAGTTGATTTAGGTCCACTTAAGGTTGTAATGGATAAGAAATCGGTTCTTTATTTGTATGGTACAGAATTACAATATTCTGGTGGATTGAATGGTAAAGGATTTCATTGGGTTAATCCCAATGCAAGTAGAACTTGTGGTTGTGGTGAATCTTTCGCAGTTTAAACAATTTAAAATTTAATATTATGCCAAGTTTTTATGTTGATGATGTAGACATCTCAGTTGACGAATTTTTAGAAAGATGTGATGATAGTGAAAAAGACGAAATTATCGATGCGTTAATTGAAGATGGGTATTTGAAAAAAAATGCTAAATCTACTGATGGCCCATATAATAAATTATGTGCAACCGAAGAAATGTTCGAAGAATGTTTAAGTGCCATTCACGGTAAGTGGACAGTACTAACACAAGAAGAAGAACAATTAATATTAAAAATTGGAAATAGATTCAAATAAAAATATGGCAACAATCTTAGTAATATTGGTGACCCTTTATATTGCGGTATTCTTGGTTTTTGGTTGCATAACTTTGATTAGATCGATATTTATGAAAACCGACTTCGAAAAAGAACAAGAGGAGTTATGGAAAAATAAATTAGAAGATTTACAAAAAGAATTAAAAAATGAAAAGTAAAAAATTATTGGTTTTTTTATTCCTATTGATAGGAATTGCGGGTTTTTCACAAACGAAAGACTCGACACTTAAGAGTAGTTGGTATGCAAGAGCCTTACCACTTGGTTTATCAACAACAGCTGGTCCATTATCCACTAGAACAATTCAAAACATTGAAGTAGGTAAATCTATTGGTGTGTTCGATTTGGGGTTAGCTTATGGTAAATTAAGTCAAAAGACAGATACTACTGATTTCTTAGAAGCCAAAATTACAATGGATGCCTGTCAGTATGGTATTTTTAGTAATGAATTCACAATCGGTGGCGGTAAAGTATTCAATTCATCAGCACCATATTTGTTTGAAGTATCATCTACGTTATTTGCTCAAATAGGTAAAAATTGGGGAGCTGGATTAGTTGCAGGTAATTATTATACAACTGGTAATTATTATTCGACAAGTAATCAATACTTCGGGATATTCCTCCGTTATGGATTATTAAGATCAATGGAGGGTGCTTTAGTGCATCCTGGACATCACCACGGAAGATAATATGAAAAAAATATCATTTTTAACAATCTTAACCCTGCTAAGTATAACGGGGTTTTCTCAGTCTAAATCAAAAGACACTTTTACTATCGGAGGTTCATACCAAGATGGTAACAATAAACAATATTCAATCATTACACAATTGAATCTTTTTAATGATAGTTCTAAACTACGTTGGGATATTAATCCATCATATAGTTTTATTGAAAGTAGTGATGCTAAAAATAATTGGATACGAAAAGCGGATGAAAAAAACGTATCAGGAACATTATCATATAAATGGGATGGTATGAAATTTATAGCAATGGGAGAAGCTGAACAATCTTATATTAAAAAAATAGACATAAGATATTCACTTGGTGCTGGTATGAGTTTCAATGTTATTAATAAAAAAAATATTAATCTAACATTCTCTGAAGCCATAATGCCTGAAAGATATGTTTCATCAACAAATACTTTAATGAACCTAACTTCTGTTTCAGCATCATCAAGAATCAAATTTGTTTGGAATAGTGGTGTCAAAGTTAGTATGGTTGTTTTAGCACAGCCATCCATATGGTCACAAAGCGGTGTAAGTGGTGCAAATAATTTTGATATGCAAGGTAATTTAAAATTTGAAATACCTCTTTATAAAAAGCTTTCATTATCTTTGATTAATATATTCAATGAATCCACTTATGCGACATATGTTAATCCAAGTGTTAAACCAATAGACTATACAACATCAATTGCAATCACAATAAGGAATTTTTAATATGTTTGAATTTATAGATAATCACCCATTTTATGTTGTTTGTTTTTTCTCATTAGTTTATATGATTATTTTACATAGAAAAACTAATAATGTTAAACACAAAAAACATTTGAAAGAAATTGAAGAAAAAAAAAGAAAAAAAGCATTAAAAGCATAATAAATGAAAGTCATTTTTTTAGATATAGATGGAGTTGTAGCTACCGACAAAGAGTTTATGATGAATCGTAATAAATTCAGTCAAAAAAACCCTTGGGCCAGAGAATTACGTGTTCCTTATGGATGGAATAAAGATTGTGTTAAAATTCTTAATGAGATAATTGAAGCAACTGACGCAACAATCGTTCTAAGTTCGGATTGGAGGATGCATTGGAATCTTGAGGACCTTGACAAGATATTTATAGGTAATGGGGTTATCAAGTCACCCGAGTTTGTGACTCATCAATACAAAAGAAAGATGAGCTCTGAATTGGAAGATGACCGTTCTTATCAAATTAAAGAATGGATTGATTACAACAAACCTGATACTTGGGTTGCAATTGACGATCTCAAATTAACGAGTTTAGGTGAGAATTTTTTCCAAACAAAAAGTAGTGAGGGTCTAAAACAAACCGGACTTAAGGAGAAAATCATTAAAAAGTTAAACAATGAGCAGGAGTCACAAGAAACCAATACTCAAGGATAAGGCCAATGTTGCTTTATATTGGAGAACAATTCGTCACAGAATTAAACAACAAGTTAATAAATTGATTAAAGAGGACCCTGATGAAGTTAGGATATCGGAACCAAAAGAATTGATTAATGATTATAACTACCACGATTGGAAGTTAGATTATAGAGACCCATATTTTAAAGGTAAAAGAGACTTTGAAAAATCTATTAATAAAGCAAAAAGAAAATAAATGTTTTGGTTGATTAGTATACCAATTATTATCTTAATAATATTTGGATTTCTTGCGTATCGTGTTCTTAATGAAGATGATACGGATTACTTGGGATAAATCAAAATTCCTGATATTTATATTGGTATGAAGAAAAGAACTCTTAAGGAAGAATTAGAAAGGATTCGTCAGTTAACATATGGCAAAAAAACTGTTTTAAAAGAAGACACTTCAAGTGATATAAATTTGAATGCTGCTCCAAATAAGACGAATGACCCAACTAAAGCCAGTGATGTTAGTGATAGTGTTTCTGAATTGTATAAGAATTTAGAAGCTGCTGCAGACGCTGGTGGACTTAAACAAGAACCCGTAGGTTCAATTACATACAAAAAAGAGGTTGAATCACTTCAAATTGCATTATATCTTTTGGGATATGAGCTTCCAAAATACGGTATTGATGGAAAATTCGGTCCCGAAACTGCTGCTACAATCACAAAATTCGATACAGATAATAAAATAGCTACAAATACACCAATCAATGAAGCTGCAGCCGATATAAGTGCTGAAGTTAGTAAAGACGGTTATAACATAAAACCAGGTCAATTGAGTGGTGGTGGCGAAATTGCTGATGATTTATCAACCTTTGTTACTCATATTTTAAATGATTTCAAAGCAGCTTACCCAAAAGTAAAGGTAACTATTACAGGTGGTAATGATCAGTTCCATAAGAAATTGGGTTATGTTAGTAAACATACCCAAGGAGAAGCTATTGATTTAACATTAGACCCTTATACATCTGAAACAGATAAAGAGTTCAGATCTATACTCGATACATACAAGAGCAAGGATAGTAAGTTTTCATATATTGACGAATATACTCACCCATCTGGAGCAGCTACTGCAGGTCATTTCCATTTACAATATGGGACACCAAGTGCTTCAGGAGAGGGAGCAGCAGCTACTGTGAGCGCAACTCCTGAAATGATTAAGAAGATGATTGAATTACTTAAAACTAAAAATGTCACTTCTGATGAATTAGACAAAGTAGTTAACACAGCTAAAGTAGGTAGTTTAATAGGAGTAAGTCCTGATGATTTCAGTAAGATGATTAATTTGGTTATCAATAAGTTAGAGGGTGGTTATTATCATCCTAATATGCTTGCTGATGGTAGAGTTAAGGATATGAGATATGGTAATTCAGGGGAAACTATGTTTGGTATTGATAGAAAAAATGGTCCTGAAAGTAAAACTCAAGCTGGTCAAGAGTTTTGGTCATTAATTGATGCCGCTGACGCTAAAGACAAATGGGGCCCTGAATATATGGGCGGAGATTTGGCACCTAAATTAAGAGAATTGGTTGTTAAAATGATGCAACCTGAATATACTGCTTATTTCAAAAGATACCTATCACCTGAAGCTCAAAAATTAGTGGCTACAGATCCTAAATTAGTTTTCCAATTTGTTTACGGAACATTTAATGGTGAAGGTTGGTTCAGAGAGTTTGCTTCTTATGTAAATCAAAAGGTACAAGATGGAGTAACTGATACAAATGAAATTAACAAAGGACTTCAAAATGTAAGAGTTGGTAGTAAAAATTCTTTAATTGCTCAATCAGGAAGCAAAATGAATAGTATTCTTAATACTCAGGCGTAATATATTCCTTTTATCAAATATTTTCCTTAGATTTATATTCTAAAACTTATTTTATGCCAAATGAAATTTGCATTATTTGTGGTAAGGAAACCACAGTTGATATTAATACACACGTTGATTTTAGATATGACTATGTTGAAGGTGCAGGACAATGTTGTCACGAATGTTATGTGAAAACAAGCAAAACTTATGATGAAGATTATGTTTCCACTGTTATGAAACGTAGAACCACATTGATTACTATGTCAGCCGAGGATATTCTTAACACACCAAATGATATGGAACTTGGTGCTAAACTTAGACAAAAGTATTGGGATACTGAAAATAGATAAAATCTCGATATTTATATAAATAAATCAAAAACAAATGAATATAGAGGTTTCAAAGAAACAATTATTAGCAATTCTTAAAGAATCATCACATACTGGAGACGTTGATGAAATGTCTTGGGTCAATCCTGCTCCACACTTAGGTATACCAGTAAAAAAGGGTAAATCAGAAGAACCAGCATCAGCATCATTCACAAACGATCCAAATGCTCCTACAGGTGAAGTTGAGGGTGCACATTGGAGAGCATATAACGCGATGGGAGTAAAAAGAATCGCAGTTGGTCCATTAGAAGGTGCAGATTTCAAATCAAATCAAGAATTTTACGATTATCTAAAAGTTAAAAACCCTGGTTTCTTAAAAGATTTACAAGATTTTGAAGCTAAAGGCTATAAAGTTTTCTTCAACATTGATTGGGTACCAATGAAATATGATCCAATCAACGCAACTAAATCTAAAATTGGTGCAACTCACGCAGCAAGAAGAAGAGATATCGATTTCCCTTTGGACACACAAGATGTTAAGGCTCTTCCATTGAGTGATTATATTCATAGAAGTATTTTGGGTAATGCAAACAAATTTTTAACATACAACGCTAAAGAACCTATTGCTCAAGCTGTAACTAAAAAATTACACACATCTTTATTACCTGAGATTATTTCAAATAATCTAAATAGAAGTAAAGGTCAAGAAAAAGCTCAAAAACAAACAACAAAAACAATAAGTGTAACCAACGAAAAAATTGAATGGGTTTCTTGGAATGATATTACTTGGGATTCTTTCGATAGATTTATTGAAGTTGTTTCTAAAGCAAAAGAAAATTCTGAATTCACAAAAGGTAAAATTATAAACAAAGACAGACAATATGTTGAAAAACAAAGACAAAAACAAGCAATTGTCGACAATAAAGTAGGTACAGGAAATAGATTCAACATTTTAGGTGAGAAAGTTGGTGATTCATTCAAATGGACAATCAAAGTAGAATTTTTCTTAGGTATTGGTGTTGATTTAACACAAGACGAAGATTTTGATGTTTATAATATTCCAAAAGGAACTACACCAATTAAATCTTTTGAGGCGAGTACAGTATCAAAAAGTTCTGAACCTGCTGGTAATGGTCCTAGCGTTACAGAAAATGTTGAAGTTGCAAGCGCACTTAAAGAAGCAATGAAACAAGTTGCTGACCAAATTATTGGTGCAGATTTGTTAGGTGATATTGATAAATTAATCAATAGTTTCATCAATCCAGCTCCACCTGCAGGTTATCAAGATTTTGAAAAACAAAACAAAGAAAAGGAAGCCCCTAAAAAAAGAGGTGGTAAAAAAATAGTTGCCAATCCTAATCTTTCTGAAGAAAGAATAGTGAATATGGTTAATGATATTTTGAATGATATTAAAAAATAACCCTTCTTCAGACAATGTCTGATAGCTGTCACACGTCGTGTTTCGGTAGAATCCCTGAATTTTTTTCGGGGATTTTTTTTGTATATTAAAAAAAATTCTGTATATTTGATACAAACTATAGAAAATGACACCGGAAGAATTTGTTATATGGTTACAGGGATTCATTGTAGGTTCAAATAATTATAATTTAACACCTGCAGGATGGGAAGCGTTAAAAGAACAATTAAAAAAAGTTAAAAGTTAAACAAGAAGAAATGTTAAAATTAGATAATAATAGAAAAGTGTGGGTGACTTCAGATAGCCATTATGGTCACACAAACATATGTCGTGGGGTTACCAATTGGCGTATGCCTGATGGTTCAATACCTGAATCACAAACAAGAGATTTTTTGACTATCGATAAGATGAATACAGCAATTGTAAATAACATTAATGAGGTAGTTGGACAAGATGATATATTAATTCATTTTGGTGATTGGTCATTCGGTGGATTTGAAAACATTGAAGAATTCAGAAATAGAATCTGGTGTAAAGAAATTCATTTGATTTTGGGAAATCACGATCATCATATTGATAATAATAGAGGTAATTGTAGAAGTTTATTCTCAAGTGTTCAATGGTTCTTACAATTGAATTATATGGGTGAAACGATGGAATGTATGCATTATCCTATAAGTTCTTGGAATGGACTTAGAAAGGGTCGTATTATGCTTCACGGACATTGTCATCTACCACACAATCAAAAGATTAGTAATGGTCGTAGAATGGACGTTGGTATGGATGGTCATCCCGAGTTTAGACCTTATGATTTGCATCGAGAAATAATAAACCCAATGAAAAAGATATCTATTGGTTCTGAAATGGGACCATTAGATCATCACTTGGATGATATGAAAGGAGTAATAGGTTAATATGGATACAATTATATGGATATTTCCAATAGGTGTTTTATACTGTGTTGGTAAAATAATAATAGGAGTACAAAAAAGAAAGAAAAATGGAATGGAATCAATGCCCGAAGCATCCGGAAGTAACAATGATTGATGGTGAATGTAAAAAATGTTTGGAGGGTAGAAATATTAGAACTAAAACGATTAGAGGTTTAATTTTATTAATTGTTACCTTACTTTCATTCATATCAGGTATCAAAGCACAAGTGAAAGATACAATTTTATCTAATCAATTTGCGGACTATGTCAATTGGAAAAAAAACCATATTGATACATTGAATCAAACACAAAAAGATTCAATCAGATTTGAAAAGATTGATGAACAATTAAGATTATATGGTAGACAAAATGTTACCACAGATAAAATAACATTTGCATCAATCATAATTATTATTGGTGGTACAATCTTGAAATCGACGCCTGGTCCTATGTTAGTGAGTAATTCACTTTGTAGTTTAGCAATACTTGCAATATCTTGGAAAGCTGATCTGCACCTATCTAAACACAAAAGTAAAAATAAAACAAATGAATAACTTAGATAAATCATATCAATCCTTACTTCAAGACATTCTTGACAACGGAGTAACTAGAAAAGATAGAACTGGTACTGGTACTGTATCAGTATTCGGTAGACAAATTCGTCACAAAATGAGTGAAGGATTCCCGTTGCTAACAACTAAGAAGATGGCGTGGAAGACAATGGTAACTGAGTTATTATGGTTCCTTCGTGGAGATACCAACATCAAATATCTTGTTGATAATGGTTGTCATATTTGGGATGGTGATGCTTATAAGAATTATAAACAAACCAAGATTGTTAAGAATGATGATGGGACCGAGACACATATATCACCTGCAGGACATTATAATAATTTATCAAAAGAAGAATTCATCAATAAAATCAAAACAGATGATGAGTTTGCTAAGAAGTGGGGTGAGTTAGGTCCTATATATGGTAAGCAATGGAAGAATTGGAATGGTAAACCTGAACAGATAACCGACTATAAAGGTGGTGAAATAAACCCATATTTTTGTGATTGTCAAGAACGCATTGAAGATGGTAATTCCAAAGTAAGAAAGAAAAATAAAGGTATTGACCAGATTGCAAATCTAATAGAACAATTAAAATCAAATCCTGATAGTAGAAGATTGATGGTTAGTGCTTTGAATGTGGGCGAATTAAACGAAATGGTTTTACCACCTTGTCATTATGGATTTCAAGTTTATACGAGAGAGTTGAGCGCTAAAGAGAGAATAGAATTGGCAGGAGGCAAAATCCAAGAAAAATATCCAGCTCTAATCGAACAAGCATTGCAGACTTGTGACGAAATGAAAATCCCAACCCGAGCAATCTCATTGATGTGGAACCAAAGATCGGTAGATACATTCCTCGGTTTGCCGTTCAACATAGCATCATATGGATTATTATTGGAAATATTAGCTAAAGAAGTTAATATGGTACCTGATGAATTGATAGGTAATTTAGGAGACACACACTTGTATTTGAATCATATCGATGCTGCTAAGGAACAAATAACAAGAGAACCATATGAATTACCAAAATTGGTGATAAATGGTGAAAAACCATCAATAATTGAGAAAACTAAGTATTGGAGAGCTGTAGATTTTGAAATAGCGAATTACAATTCCCATCCAAGTATTAAAGCCCCCTTATCAAATTAAAATAAAAAATATATGTTAATAGAATTATTATTCTTTGTTGCAGTTATTTATTTCCTTTTATATCAGAATAAAAAGCAATATAAAAAAATTGATGAATTAAATCAGAGATTAACTAAATTAGAAAAAGATGCTATAAAGGTTACATTCGAAGATAAAATTTATTAATTTCTAATTTTTTTTTATAATATCAAAAAAAATATTTAATTTTACCATATGGAAAAAAAATTACACATATTCTGTGATATGGATGGAGTACTTGTTGACTTTGATAAAGGTTATAAAAAGTTAACAGGTAAAAGTATCAAAGGTGAGTTTTATAATGACACACATTTTTGGGACCCAATCAATAAAGCAGGTAAAAAATTTTGGGTAGATTTAGAATGGGAATCTGATGGTCACCAATTATGGGATTATATAAAAAAATATAAACCCAAATTATTATCAGCACCATCTAGACAAAATGATTCAAGAGTTGGTAAACACGAGTGGGTTGAAAGAGAATTACCTGGTGTTCCACTAATTTTAAGAACAGCAAAACATAAGAAAGATTTGGCTACACCTGATTCAGTTTTGATTGATGATCGTTTAGATAACATCGAGGGTTGGAAAGAAGCAGGTGGTATAGGTATCCATCATACATCCACAGAAAAAACTATTGAAGAACTTAAAAAATTGGGATTATAATGAAAGCAATTCTTGAATTTGATTTGAATGACCCTGACGATATAATGGCCCATATGAGATGTGTTAAATCTTTAGATATGGCAGTTGCATTATGGGAAATAACAAATGAAATTAGAAAATCTGTGGAACGTGAAATAGATGCAGATGAAAAAATGGTAACTAGTCACTATGATTTACACGAAAAGATTTTCGATAAAATATCTGAAGTACTTGAAGAAAGAGGACTCAAAATAGATGAATTAATAAATTAAATTTATGGAAAAAATAATACCCGAAAATCTTGATAAAGCGATTTTTATGCCTTTATTTGGTTTAGATGTTGATATTGAGGATGAGAAGATTGTTCATAAAAAAAAGAAAGAAAGAACACCTGAGACTTATATTAAAGAATTAGAAAAATTCGAAAAGAAATGTGAGAAATCTTTAATTGAAACTCTTTCACGTATTGGTATTGATGCGCGTGTTAAAACAGATAGATATTCATTACCGCATCAAAAAGAAGTTGTTAAAATTCTACAAGGCGAAAGTTATGTGAACGGACCTTACGAATTCCATAGAGTAGCAAGAGATATCGTAAAAGAACTTTTGATTCAGGATGTTTCTAAAATTAGATTTTACATTCTAATTAATATCAAAACTGATGGAAAAGGATTTGCAGGAATGTTTGGACAAATTGAATATAAATTTAGATATTATACACATTATTAATAATGAGAATATTCTTACTTGGAGATTCATTCACTGAAAATTTATTTCAAATTGAACTCGATAGAATAAAAAATAATAGTAAAATTTTTTGGCACGTCACTGAATATCTAAGATTTATTTTAAAAAATGAATTACCCAAACCTCTTTATTATGATGATTATCTTAAGCAATGGGGTTATGAGATAATTAATTTAGCTGAGTTGGGCTGTTCAATGGAAGATATTATTTATCAGTTTTCAAAAATTGATAAAAATTTTCAAGAAGGGGATAGAATAATAATCAACTGGACTTCTCATTTAAGGTATAATTGGATTAAAGATGACGGAGAAAAAGTTGTTGTTCATTCCCACGCATATGAAGTTGATAATGTCCCTGCAATAAAAAAATTATTTATGAAAGAATTTGTTAATAGAGACATCAGCTTTTTGAACAATGGTTATTTGAATAGGAATTTATTACCATTCTTATCACATATTGTAGATTTACATTCAAAATATAAACCAATAATGTGGTGTCCATTCAAAGACGTGGAAAATTTAATCAAAGACGAAAAATGGTTTTTCTATTGTCCTAAAAATGAAATATTTAAAAACCATATAAACGATTTTGATAAAATATTAATAAGCGATGAAACTTATGGTACTATACCTGATTACCATTACAGTAGATATGGTAATTTTTATTTAGCTTTGATTATGAAAACTGTTTTGGAATACGGCAATACTGAATATTATACCAAAGAAGAAAATCTTCTTAATAAAATTATTGATGAAATAAATAATAATCCTCATAATATTCAAGAAATTTATTCTAAAGATAAAAAATTTATTTGAATATGATTGACAATATTGAACTTATAAAACCTTTATTGAACTTCGAAAAAGAAGGTGATTTTTATATGCTATATGTTTTGAAGCGTAAGAAAGATCAACCCGAGAATGAAAAAGATAATCATCAATCTGTTAGAACTATTAAAACATATTGTATTGATAATCTTGAATATCTTGATAAGAGGTATGATGAAATTAAACAATTGTGTGAGATGTTCAAAGCTCGTGCTTATATACACGTTCAAAAACAAAATCATAAAGACGTTTCATTGGAAATGATGATGGCTCTTGCTCAAAAAATTAAAAATGGACAACATAAACAGAAGAATTTATTTGATTCTGTTGTTGGTCAATTAAAAACAAATGAGAAGAGATGGATTATAGATATTGATACTAAATTATGGATAACGGCACACGCAATTAATCAATTCATTGATGATGAATGTTGGCCCGAAGGTAAAAAAGTTGAAACCATTATTCCCACAAAGAATGGTTTCCATTTTATCACAAAAAAATTTGATGTAATTAAATTCAAAGAAAAATATCCTGAAGTAGACATTCAAAAAAAGAACCCAACATTATTATATTATCCTAATTCACTAGACGATGGAAAAGATATCTGATGAAATATTAGAACATATCAGAGAACAGTTTATAGGTAAAAAAGTTTCTATTGAAGATGGTCAAGGTAAAACTTGGGTTGGTGAGTTATATTTTATTGGTTATAATAGTTTCTTTGAGAGTTGGGGTCTTTGTGCAACTATTGATAGAACGCCACTTCAACATATTAAATTGAATTCTTTAAAAAAATATTCATAAAAAATTTTGTAGTTTCCTTTTTTTTATTTATATTATATATATGTCAAATTATAAAGCACCACAAAACTTTGCGAAACGTAATAGGGAACGCAAATCAGTATTTTTAGCTGGATCCATAGAAATGGGTAAGGCTGAAAATTGGCAAGAAGAAGCCACTAAAACATTTAATCTATCAGGATGGGACGTTCTTAATCCAAGACGAGATGATTGGGATTCAAGTTGGACTCAAGATTTCGAAAATCCTCAGTTCTATCAACAAGTGAATTGGGAATTAAACGCATTGGAACACGCTGACCTAATCGTAATGTACTTTGACCCAAATACAAAATCACCCATTTCATTACTTGAATTAGGTTTATTTGCTAGATCTAATAAATTAAAAGTGATATGCCCCGAAGGTTTTTGGAGAAAGGGAAATGTGGATATTGTATGTAACTACTATAACATCCCGTTGTATGATAGTTGGACCACTTTTTATTTGGATATTTTTTAAAATTCAGTATAAATGGTGGTTTTGGTTTTTCTGGTTCACACGCAAGTGCGTAAAATTAATATATGCAAACATTAAAAAATTCACAATTATTCAAATGGGTACTTTTAATAGTTTTTTCCATTTCTGCTATAAGATTTTATTTTAGTAGTGAAATGGTTCCTTATCCCTATAACATATATGTTGGGATTGGACTAACATTGATGTCGATTAATATTTTTCTTGATATAATAATTCAAAATCAAAAAGAACAGATGGAGGAATTGAAAAAAAAATTCCCAATTGAAGAAGAAGAAAAGATTTTGTTGAATATTAAAAAAATGATTGATGAAAGATTGGAACAAATAGAAATTGAAAAACAAAATAACAAAAATGAGTAAAAATATTTTTTGGAATATCCAAAAATAATATTAACTTTACATCTTAAATATAAAAATATGTTCAAACCAAATTCACTATTCTACACAGATGGTTACAAAGTTGGCCACAAAAGAATGTTGGCAAAAAACACTAACAAATTGTATGGAACTTGGATTCCAAGAAGTTTAAAACACGGACCGAAAGGTGCGAAAAAAATTGTTTCATTCGGACAACAATTAGTTTGGAAATGGATACACGATGAATTTACAGAAAACTTTTTCGGTCAACCAAAAGGAGTTGCTACACAATTCGGAAAAGATATGTCATTATATCTTGGAATGGATTATGATGCGTCTCATTTTGAAGCATTATATGATTTAGGTTATTTGCCTATGAGAGTTAAAGCTTTACCAGAAGGTATTGAAACTCTACCTAACATACCTCATATGACTTTCATCAACACAGTTGATGGATTCGCTTGGTTAACATTATATCTTGAAACAATTGTTTCGAGTTTAGCTTGGAAACCATCAACCTCTGCAACAATTGCTTTACAATATAAACGCAATTTGATTGAGTGGGTTATGAAAACTGATCCAACTAATGCTTGGTTAATTCCATTCTTAGCTCACGATTTTAGTGCTCGTGGATTGAGTCCTTGGGATATGTTATCAAGTGGTTTAGGTCACGCAACATCATTCAGAGGTTCTGATACATTAATTGTTATCCCTGGTGCTCGTTATTTCTATGGTGAACCTGAAAACGAAGTATGTATTAATTCAGTAAATGCTTCTGAGCATAGTGTATCAACAACTAAAATCTTTACAGTTGGTGAACAACAAATGTTATCAGATTGGATGGATGAATTTCCTGATGGTATTTTATCTGTTGTATCAGATACATTTGATTTGTGGCAGTTAATTACTAAATTCTTACCAGCTTTGAAAGATAAGATTATGGGAAGAAATGGTAAGTTAGTTATTCGTCCTGATAGTGGAGATCCGGTTGATATTATTTGTGGAACTATTCGTTTTGACAATAAAGAAGAATACGAAGCAGAAAAAGCCGATGGAACATTAAGTAAAGCAAACTTTTCTGAAAAAGGAGTAATCGAATTACTTTGGGACATCTTCGGTGGTACAGTAAACGAACAAGGCTATAAAGTATTAGACCCACACATAGGAGCAATCTATGGTGATTCAATCACATTAGATAGACAAATTCAAATCTACGAAAGATTAGCAGCTAAAGGGTTTGCATCAACAAACATAGTATTAGGTGTTGGTTCATTCACATATCAATTCAACACAAGAGACACTTTAGGATTTGCAGCAAAAGGTGCTTGGTTTGAAGTTGAACAACCAGTATTTGGTGAATTTGCTGACCAAAATTTAAATACTGAAAAAGTTGGTTATGATATCTACAAAGACCCTATTACTGATGATGGTACTAAGAAATCATTAAAAGGTAAAGTTGCAGTGTTCAAAGCGGATGATGAAACTGTTATGAGTGGATTTGAACAGAATACAATACCTGGTGATTACTATGTGAAAATACAATGTACTGATGAAGAAGAAAACACAGGCTTGTTACAAGTAATCTATGAGGATGGTGGGTTCTATAACCAAACAACATTAACAAATATTAGACAACAATTAAATTAAACATTATGAATTTCTTAGATAAACTTATGTTTTGGAAACATAAGGAAGATGGACACGTTATCAAACAAGAATGTTATGATAAATTACCTGAACATCGTAAAGTGAAATATGAAAAAACTGATTCTGTACCCACCCATTATGTGGAACAAAGAGAAAGAAGATCTACCGATAACGATGATGGTATTCTTTTATCAGTATTAACAACCGCAGCAGTTGTGTCAGCATTGGAAAGCGATAACAACAACAGCATATCATATGATATGGGTGGCTCAATAACTCCTGATTCATCAAATAATTTTGATGGATTTGGTGGTGGACAATCAGGTGGTGCCGGTGCTAGTGGTGATTGGTCATCTGACAATTCATCATCAAATGATAGCAGTAGTTCATATGACTCAGGTAGCTCGTATGATTCAGGAAGTTCATATGACTCAGGTAGCTCGTATGATTCAGGAAGTTCAGATTCTTCATCTTGGTAAAAACAAATTATGATATTAAACTTAGCATATCCGAATCTATCGGAAATACAATTTAAGATTTCAAACTTTCCCGATGGTCAACAAACAATTGATATTCAAAGCAGTGTTTTAACTGATTCTTTATCAATGAAAACTGTTACAATCAAATCGCGTTTGAACAACTTTAAAGACCTTGAACTTATTATTTGTGCAAATCAAGCATTAAGAAATATGGGAACGGATTATGTTCATTTATATGTTCCATATTTTAGTGGTTCAAGAAGCGATAGAAAGTTTCAAGATGGTGGTATAAATTATTTAAAACAAGTTATTTGTCCTATCATTAACAGTCAGAACTTTAAATATGTAACTGTTATGGATCCACATAGTGATGTTTTAGAAGCTTGTATAAATAACTATAGAAAGATTTCTAACTTTACCCTTGTTGATTTTGCTTTAGAAACTTTAAATGGTCGTTCAGCACAAACCGCAATAGTATCACCCGATGCTGGTGCATTAAAAAAAATCTATGATGTTGCAAAAGAATTCAACATAACGAATGTCACAACCGCATCAAAGGTTAGAGATATTATTAGTGGTAATATTGTTAAGACACAGCTACCAGGATTGTTCTTATCTGATATTGAACAGATTATAATCATCGATGACATTTGTGATGGTGGAAGAACGTTTATTGAACTTGCCAAAGTGATAAAAGAACAAACAAATATACCAATATATTTAATCGTTACTCACGGTATATTCAGTGCCGGCTTATACGAATTATCAAAACACATTGATGGTATTTTCTGTACCAATTCAGTAAGTGATATTAATGTTGAACCCAATTCTGATTATACAGTTAAGGAAGGTTATGTTAAACAATTAAACGTATTTTAATATGAGTTATTTACAAGACGAGTTTTTAAAACCGAATGCGTCCCTCATCCGCTTATTAGATGAGTATAAAAAATATGGATCGTTATCTATTGGTTACGATTTTGATGGAACAGTTTATGATTACCATTTAAAAGGTTCAACATATCATCAAGTAATTGAATTACTTCGTGAATTGAAAGATATCAATTGTAAAGTAATTTGTTGGACTGCTAATAAAGATTTAAAGTTTGTTGAACATTATCTTTACACTCATAACATTCCTTGTGATGGGGTTAATATCGATGGTATTGATTTAGGTTGGGAATCTCGCAAACCGTTCTATTCGGCATTGTTGGATGATAGAGCCGGATTGGTGCAAGTTTTCAATGAACTATCATTCCTTGTTGAAATGGTAAAAAAAGAAAAACAATAAAAATTTTTTAAAAAAAACACAGATTTAAAATGAAACAATTATTATTTGCGTCACTAATCGCATTGTCATTAGTAAGTTGTAATATTCCTGTTGAAGAAACACCAGATAAAATAGATGCTATACAACAAAGACAAATTTTAGCTGAAGCACAAAGAGAAACAGGGTTACCCGCCATTCATAACTTCCAAGAGAAGAAGTTATTGAAACAAATCTATGAGTTAAGAGATAACGAGAAGATCGTAAACTATGCTTACTTGTACAATGAAATGCAAGGTAAATTAGTGTTTATCGGTAAATGTATTGGTTATGGGATTCCATATTCAACTCAATATTCAAATCCTGAAAGACCTGCGGAAACTTGGGAAACACATGAACAAGGAAATATTGTACTTCCACAAGCAGAACCGAATGGTTTATTTATGCCAGCATCATCTGATGGTACGTGGTTGATGTTGATTGATAAGGAAGGGACGCCTCATCCGGTTTATATTGAACCGAAAGTTATAGTATCACCATTCCCATTAACAATAAATTAAAATTTAAAAATAACAATTATGAAACAAGTATTCGCAGCAATCGGAATTTTCGTAGGAGCACTAATGATTTTAGTCGGCTTAAACTTCTTCTTTGGATGGGTAAACGTAGGTTATACTAAGACCGTCGGTAAAGCCCAACAAAATGCACAAAGAACTGTGTTTAAAGAAACACAATTTTATGTTGAAGGTAAATGTCAGTTCTTAAACAAAGAACGCGAAGAGTATCGCAGAGAAAAGGATTCAGTATCAAAAGAAGCCATCAGACAATCAATTTTACACGAAATGGCAAACTTCGATTTGAATAAATTATCTAGTGATGATTACTCATTCGTTCAAGAATTAAAAAATAAGTAATAAAAATTTGGAATTGCCGAATTAATTTATTATATTTAAAAAAAAAACACAAATTATGTCCACGATTAAAAAACTAACCAAAGACCCAAATTACACTCTTAACATTATAGATTTGTTTAAGATGTTCTCTCCCGATGGGAAAACAAAGTATGTTGATATGTTCTTAAGACTTATGAACAATACACCTGATTATAAAAATCACGTAAAAGAAGTTAAAGCAAATCTATTGGATAAATTTCCATTTTTAACAAAAGAACAATTGGATGAATTTGGTGATTTTGAAATCGTTTTTTATTCCAAATTTATTGAGTCAATGTTTACTTGGGATGACTTCAAAAACTTTAGAAAGTTTTGTGAATACAATGAAAGAGGTTTGATTGAACAAAATGATGTATCAAGATATAAAACATTTGATGAAATCATTTCTCAACTTCAAGTAGCTGAAATCAAAGTGAGTGAAAAAGAAATGGAAAAACAAATTATCAAACTATTTGAAGATAGTGAGTGGTTAATATTGAGACCTCTAACATTCGAAGCATCTAAAAAATATGGTGCCAACACTAAGTGGTGTACAACTGGGGAAAATAATCCTGATTATTTCTTCAAATATGTTAAGAAAGGTGTTTTAGTTTATTGTATCAATAAGAAAAACGGATACAAAGTTGCAAGTTTCAATTCATTGGATAAAAATGACCCTGAGTTTTCTTGGTGGAATCAGAAAGATAATCGTATTGACTCATTACAAGCTGAAATTACCACTCAAATTAGAGAGTTGATAGCTGAAGTATCAATGAATAAAAAAGCCAAAACAAATCACTCTTTATTAGACGAAAAGGAAAAATCTAAACAAGATAAGGATTTAGGTTATGAAACTAAATCTTCAAGAAGAGCGATTGCGGTTATGGATACTGATGATATGGATCAAACAACTCAAGAAGCATCAGTTTCTGAGGATTATAATGATATGATAGAAGAAAGAGAATATCCGGTTAATGTGTCACCTGAGACTCCAGATACTCGTACAACTTCTGCAATCGAAAGAATTACAAACAACTATCAAAACGTTTTGAGAAGGGGATAAAATATTCTAAAAATAATTTTTGAATATTCAAAAGGGTTAATTATCTTTGTAATCTAAATTAAAATAATGATTAAAGAGTTAATTAGCCCTT